CTGGGTATTCCCAGTGATCAACGTCCCTAGCCATAGGTTCAAATACCCTCATGTGTACCAGGAACTTAACCTGTCCAGCCGTAATCTGGACTAGGTTAATCCTATGATCTGCTTTGTACTGTACGGAGACTCTAGGTTGTTGGCTCATAGTATGCCCCTTTCTCTTAGAGCTTTCTCATCCCACACCTCTAGGTCTATGTCGGGGTAAGTTTCCCTGAATGCCTTGAGAACCCTGATGGATTTATCATTCATCCATCCCTTGACTTCTACTATCTTAGTGTGGCCATTACTACATATACAAAAGTCTGGACAGTAAGTATGACCGTCATTCAAGGTGTATCTGGTGTTCTCGTAGTCCCAGTCAAGACCCAATCTATCCATGTACACAGCCACTTTTAATTCCCAGCTAGACCGTAGTGTAAACTCCCTGCCTAGTCTGCAAGTATAAAGGAACACCTTTCCGTGCGCTGGCTTCTTGCCGTACATGGGATTAAGCTCTCCTACTAGCTTCCCCTTAACTGATGCCCCTATGGCTGCCTTGTGCTCTTCTGACAGCTTCATACCAGTCCTTGACTCTGATATACGCTTTTTAGTCTTATCAGAACGCTTTCTACCCACATTCATTGTACGCATCCTATCAGCATGGTGGTCAGGTAGCTTCTTGCCTTTAGTAGGGTTCTGCTTCCTTAGCCTACTCTTGGCTGATTCAGTCATCATGCTAGCATCTGGATATAACTCTCTGTACTGGGCAGAGGTCATTCCGTGTGTAGCCAAGTGCTTCTCGGCTATCACCCCATACCACTTTTCACAAACCCTACACATTACTTTGTCATCCATCTAGTATCTCTCCTCACTATGTCTCTATAGTAAGAAAAATCCACATAGATGGATGACCACTAATATCCTACATTTCACCTTTTCCCCTAGTCAAAATACACCAACACGCATGCTCCCACTCCTTGGTAAAGCGATCCGTATTGTCCTGAGCCCCTGTGATACGGTGGATAGTCTCGTGGAGCAATACCTTGAACGTAAGCTCCTTAGAGGACAGAATATCACGTCTCAACCACGTAAGGTCATCCTTGGGTACATACAAACCAGCCCAGTGGTCGTTACCATGCTCGTCCACTACCTTATCAGAGACACGAACCGTACCGTAATCCCCGTAGTAGAGCTTGATGAGCCGCTTAGCCCAACCAAGGTTACCGTTCTCTTCGGCTGTAGGCTTCGTGTGCTTGTTCTTAGGCTTGTCTACTAAGCCTTCGATCTGATCCGATGGCTTGATACCCAGGATATCGCTAAAGAACTGCTTCCAGTTAGATGGAACGGTGGTAAGAAGCTTGTAGCGACGGTATCTTGCCTGTGCATCAGAGTCAGTTCCAGTTGCAATAGCTACTTGGGTACCGAATACTGCTTGCCCAGCCTTCTTCCACACGTCCTTCACATCGTAGTATGGGTAGTAGTAGTTGGCTGGCAACTGTGCTTCCACCGTAGTATCGTCAGCTACCAAGCCCTGCAATAGGGCTTCGATAAGATGCTGGCTCTTAAGCTCCAGTATCATCTTCTTTACGCTGTCCTTAAGCTTGTTATGATTAATGCTGGTACGGTCACGGTTCATTAGCTCGGGGTCAGTGAAGTTATATCCAAATACGGTAGGTGTCTCAGTGATCATGACACCGTTCACGTACACTACGTTCTCATAATCGTCGAGGATACTGTCAACCTTTACCAGCTCCTCATCAATACCCTCCAGCACCGCGAAGTAGGTCTTAGCCTTCTCCAGTATCTCTTCAGTGCACCGTATCCGGAACTCAGTACCCTGATTCCACTCTACATCCTCTATGTAGAAGACCAGTGCGTTAAGTTCAGGGTCAAGGCTACTAGGCTCTAGCTCAGGCTTGATGAACATGCCATTCGTAAGAATCTCGCACTCCATACCCAGACGTCTAGCAACAGCCATAGCAGCTTTCATGCCCTCACCATACTGACCAGGAGCTCCAGCTACGTCAGCCTGTTCACTTTCTCCGATAAGCAGCTTACCTCTGGTAAAGCCATCAGGGGTATTTTTGATAACGGCTAGTATCTCTCCGTCCACACCACCCACAATTGGTGTAGCTTCGATGCTGATCTCGTTACCCAAGATCGTCTTAGCGAATACAGCGTTTTGCAGGAACTCCTTTACGACCTCCAGCATACCCCAATGACGCAGATTATTAGCGCTAATACCCGTCTCAAACCGTTGTACTGTCCCTTTACTCATCCCACATCTCTCCTTTGATACTCGATAGTGTACTTGAGGGTACCCTCGTTGGGGGCACCGCTCAACCTTCCTCTATTTTGTTCGATTTCAGCACGGAAGTCAATCGTGTGTCTTATAGGTTGGATTATCCCCTACACCCTACGCAAAAAAGAAAAAGAGGAAACGACGCGAACTGTCACGCTTTCGTACGTTCCCACTCTTCTCTAAGCATAATATCAACTTCCACCCTTGGCGCATTACCTCCAAAGAATACCTGTATCTGATACAGTGTTACCTCCTTGCCCTCAGCATCGTAGCTGTGTACTGGTAATATGCTATCTTCCAGCTCTTGCAATAGCTTCTTTACAGCCGATAGCATAATAGGTGACAGGTCATACTCGGCATACCCCTTCAGTAAATTTGCTACATACACCCTTATCATCGACACATTGTTCTCCGCTTTGCTATTGAACATGACATACCTCCAACGTGGATTTTTTCACATAAATAAAGGAGAGAACCTGAAAGTTCTCTCCTTGGTAACACTTCTTAGTAATCGTGATGGATGGTCTTAGGGAACGGTATCCACTCCGGTATGAAGCGCTTGATATTCCCCTCAGCATCCACGTGCAGGGTCACTATCCAGCCACCTACATGGGCTGCTAAACGTTTCCCACGCATCCACGGCGTCTGTGCCTCAAATGTACCAGCTTCGAGACAGTGTATACCCCTATAGTATAGGTAGATAGCTTTGTGGTGGTGCCCTGTGAGGTAGATGTTAGGCAGGTCATCCTGTGACATAGCTTCTACAGCCTTTTGTGAGTGGTAGGATAAAGCATATGCAGAACCATCCAGTGGGTGAACCATATCCATTGAGCAGTTTGGCGTTAGCATTATCCTTGCATGGTTCATTCCAAGGTAAACTAGGTCAGGACGCGCCTTGGCTATCGGCTTACCTATGTCGATGCCACCGCTCTTGAGGTGAGCATGGTCATGATTACCTGTGATGAACTCTGTTACAATGCCCTCACGATACGGGTAGTTCTCAATGATGTAGTCTACCTGCTCATCAGCACCATGCTTAAAGATTTCATACTGGTGACCTACCCTCATACCAGAGCCTTCACTGATATCACCAGGGTTGTATACCTTTTTGATACCTTCTCTAGCGAAGATGTCATACATGGCATTCAGATGGGTTAGCTGCTGGTGCTTAGAACCCATATGCATGTCCGATGCAATACCGAACCGTATGACTTGATCACCGTTCCAGTCTGCTTCGTAGTACTGATCCTCCCTAGCGGCGGCTTGCTTGCGTAGGTGTATAACAGAGTGATCAACCTCAATGTTGTAGCCTTTGCTCTGTAGAGCCTTAGCCGCAGACCACACAGAGTTGGCTATTACCTTGTCATCCAGCTTAACAATGACCTCACTAACTGTGACCGTAGGCTTCTTCTTAAGAATAGCCAGCAGTTCACCTTCTATATCAATAGAAGGCTCCTCACTCTTTTTCTTAGGGTTGAACCTACTATACACTGTAGTGTAGGGTACCTTAAGCTCATCAGCTATCTGGCGGTAATTTCTGCCAGCGTCCTTAAGCTCTTTAGCCTTTTCAAACCAGGACATAGAAATCCCCTCCTTAAATGCTTACACTGGAAATATCAGGAAGAGCTCCAGTACAAGGATATAGGAAGGGATTGGGGTAGTCAGATTAGGGCTTCAAGTATACTGTCGATGACGTAATCCTCATCGTCGTCTCTATTAGCAAAGTCTAGATCATCCACGTTTATGCAGATTTTCTTACTTTCTTTGTAACCCTCGTACCATTCTTCATACACTGTGTTCAGGTCATACCAGTACTGTAGGGATGCCGTCAGCTCAGACGCCCTACCACGCTTCATGATACGATTGACAGCAACCTGTGGAGAGCACTGTAGGTACACTACCAAGTCTGGTGGCATTATCATAGACCTAAAGGTCTTGGACACATCACTGTACACCGCATAGTCAGTCTCGTTCATTATGCCAGTTCTATACTGTAGCAAGGAGAAGATGTCATTGACCCTTATAGAAGCATCCATAACGCACTGTGCCATCTTCTCAGCTACTAGAGCCTGTTGGAACCTGCTGTGCATTAGGAATATCTGCATGTTAAAGGCGTGTCGGTGTGGGTTCTTGTAGTAGTCAGTGAGGTATGGATTGGTTTCCACAGGCTCAGGAAATAGCGGTAGGTTCTCCCTAGCCGCTATCTTCTCAGACAGTGTAGACTTACCTGCACCCACAACCCCTAAAATCTCAATCATTGATGTACCTCCCCAGTAGTTCTTTAAGATAGGCAACAGAGCAGTACTCAATGCCATATTTATATCCCTTACCTAATCTGAGGAACCTAGCCCTCAAAGGGTCAGGTCTAATACGCTCTATGCCAGAGTACCATCCACACACTACTTCCTCTATCTGATCCCCTGCTGTGTCAGGATCGGACAGTAGGTAGGTGTCTCCCTCTTCCATAGCCTTGTTTATCTGTGCCTTGATGCTGTTGTTAAACTTAGTGCCATTAAGCACAACGGTAGTGACAGACTCCTGCGGATACGCCCTCTTGATAGCATCATGGTCACTCCAGCCCTCTACAATGAATGTCACCATATAGGGCTCACTTAATGTCAACCATGAGTACCGCGCCACCGTCTTGAGGTAGCCATCGTACTCCGGTAACAAAAGGCATCTGTAGCAGCAGTTTAGTAATGACTTTATGGAATCGTGGGTTATCGTCACCCTCTGGTAGGAACTGGAACAGATTGGCGGTCATAGGTACCCTGGTAGCTATTTTAATGAACGAATGGGAGACATCTAAGAAGGTTACCTTAGATTCTCCCCCACAGTTCTTAATAGCCAGCTCTACCCAGTTCATAGCTTCTGTGACCGGAACTGGCTTAGTCTCAGCCTTAAGCCTAATAGCATCGCTCTCCAGCCTTTGTACTCCGGATATGACCTTAGCCTTACGCTCTTCCATAGCTTTCTGCTGCTGTTGTTTGTTGTAAGTGGTAGGGTCTGACGTAGGCACATCAGCCTGTCGCTGTCTCCATGCTTCCCTAGCACTCTCGTCTGTGAGTGATGGGGTAGACATAGGCGCTGACCCCTTAGCGGTGAATCCATCATCGTTTAGTTTAGGAAAATCAGACATTAGTACATGTCCCTCCCATACTTTTCTTTGTGTTGCTCATGTACTTCCTTAAGCTTCTTAATCAGAAAGTACAGCCTAGCGTGTAGCCTGTCCGGTGGCACTCCCTCTTCTTCGGCTAGTTCCTTTAGGGTCTTCTTATGAATCAGAATACCCACCATGAGCTCCCTGTGCTTATCCCCCAGCTCTATGCTAGGGTCTATGCTGTGAAGGTCGATTATCCGGTTGAATAGTTCCTCATACGATTCGTCCTCAACTACAAAGTCCTCACCGTAGGATTCTCTATTGACGTTCTTAAGGTATTTGGTGATATGATGGTAGGTTCTCAAGTCCAACATTCTCTTAATGTAGTAGGGGAAGTCCACTCCCCTATTAGGGTCGAACTCTGATACCAGTTGGAGAAATATCTCCCCTATGGTAGACCAGAGCTCCTCCCTATCTGCATTATTCATCATCTTGTCCTTGAACTTCTTGTATACAGCCCGTCGCAAGGGCTCATACTTATCGAACAGGTACTCGGGTTCAAGATGTGTAGGGGGATCTAGTTTCTTCATCGTTCTATCTCCAGCCTATCGTCGCCGCATACGAGTGAGTTATAGTTACTGCATGTGTTGATACGACCACTGTAGGATCTGCCATAGTAACTATAGGACACTCTAACAAAGTGTTCCGTCACTTCTTCGATAGTCACAACTCTAGCTTCTCCCCTACCGCTCTTGAACAGAGCACGGCGACCTACATGCTTTCTGTAAGTATCACGTAACTCTCTGAACTTACGAGCTGCCTCACTGTTCTCACCAGGCATATCAGACAAATACGCTTTGGCATTAGCCAACTCTTCCATAAACTTTTTCATACCGCCATCCTCCTAGTTGTGGGAATGGCGGTATGAGCCGCCACCCTTATTTATCGTCTCTGAACTTCTTGAAGATAGGGAAGCGTAGAGAGTGCCCACCGTCATCATTCAGTGTGCTACCAAAGTTTTTAATCTCGATAGTACGATTGATCAAGTCTGTACGCCTAGCCCACAGCTCATCGCGTTCAGGACGCTTAAAGCCAGAGCCTACGTTAACCTTGAACAGTCCACCTGTGACATAGGGCATTCCATCTGGTAGCTGGGAGATAATGTCTGCATCTGACAGCTCCACTACCAACGCCCCTAAAGTACCTTCAAGGTCAGTACCTTCCTTGCCTTCTTCTACACCTACCACAGTGAGGTCAATCGTGTGGAACTTCTTAACCTTCTGGATTGCGTAGCCCTTCTTAAATTCATACACCGCATCCAAGTCCTTGACCATAGAGCCCTCATAACCCTGCTTAACGAACTCATCGTGCTCAGCCGTTACAGACAGGTCTACGTACTTAGCTGTACCATCGTATACTTGGTATGGCACAAGCACAAGGCTAGAAGATGCACTAATCTGATCCTCTAGGTTCCATAGACGCTCCAGACGTTGCCAGTAAGGAGTGACACCTACACCGGACTCGAACTCTTCAATACTGATCATATCAAAGATATGCAGTACCCCATCCTTGCCCTTAACCTTCTTGAAGGCTTGCTTCTGTGTACCGCTGAATGTACCATCCCTGTCCATGATCTCACCATCGTAGATGTATCCGGCTGGCAGGTTGGATAGCTCTTCCTCGATACCATCATAGCCCTCGATAAGGTTACCATTGCGGCTCTTACCCTCAACACGTACACGGTCGTGGTTGAAGCCTAGGAAGCGATACCCATCCATCTTAGGGTTCGTTATGAACCGCTTAGGATACTTCTTAAGCTTCTCAGCCAGCATGCAGGAGAAGGTAGGGATAAAGTCTTTACCAAACACTTTATTGATTGTTTTGTCAGTGATACCAATCTTCAAGTCCTTCTGTAGGACTTTGACGTACCACTTGTATTCCTCAGCAGTACATCCACTAAGGAATGTGGACACGACTGCAAGAGCTTCGTTACCAGTAATACTACGTGTGCTCAGGTCTTTCATCATGACCCTAAACATGTTGTATCTGGTGTCAGGAGTGGCTCCCTTGCCCTCAGGCTTAATCTTAGGGTCTTTCTTCAAGTAGAAGAGGATAAAGGGATTGTAACACTGAAACAACAGCTCCCGAAGTACAGGATTGTCTACCCCTTGAGCCAGGTAGTCCTCCTTAGCCGTTCTGGAGGTGGTACTTCCAATGCCCTCGAACAAATAAAAGGCTTGCTTAATAAAGTTTTCCATGTGATATGATTCCTCCTTAGAATGTACGAACATCACCCTGAGCACTTTATGTGTGAGTGGTAATAAAAGAACTGACCCCCACTTGACCCTACCGTATAATTGCATGATAACCCCACTTGTATGTTAGACTCACACATAGCACAGTGATGGTCTTTCCTAGTTTTGGTTATGACCCGATCTAGGGTAAAGTCGTTATTGTACATATAGACCTTACCCAAGTCCTCATCATTATTTACAAAACGTGTCATTCCTCACCTAAACCATTGAATGGGGTGATGAACGGCAGATAATTAGCAAGGATACTGACAAACTGCCAGCGAGCTAGGAATGCCTTAAAGTCTCCACTTCGTACCTCATGGTTGGTGGTCATGTCCTTCACCATATCCTCCTCTACGTCAGAGAAGTCGATGTACTTAAGATTCATGATTTTGTGATTACGACCCAAAATAGCTTGAACCTTAGGATCGAATAGCACCTGAGTACGTTTGGACTTCACCAGCTTGGCTTTAGTATCACCAGTAGCAGCAAGAATGTTGTCGATATGCCCATATAAGTCCATAAGGCTCTTGGCAGTTTTATCCCCAATACCTGGAACACCGTCAATATTATCGCTTGAGTCACCAAGTAAAGCACGATAGCCCATGTAAGCATTCTGAGTCACCCCTGTGTACTCGAAGAAGTTAAGAGGACTGATGATCATATCCTTGTATAAGTTGTACAAAGATACGTCCTCACCAACAAGCTGGAACATATCCTTATCTGATGTAACGATCATCTTGTGACCATCCATCATCTTACACACGCCAGCTATGAGGTCATCCGCTTCCCACCCACTCTTTACTACCTTTCCGTCTTCCTTCTTAGGATTGTACTTGAGACTATTGACCCCAATGGCTGGAAGAATCTCATGCAGCAGCTCTATTTGCTTGAATAGCCCCTCGAACTTAGCCTTTTCCTCTGGGTCATCCTTACCATACGTCCGGTTGGCTTTGTATTCAGGGTAAATGTCTTTACGCCATTGTGCCTTGCCGCCATCCCACGCCACAATAACCCTCGTAGTCTCTGGGAATTTATCCAGATAACCCTTCAGTGAGTTCAGGAAACCCAGCATAACTCCTGTAGGCTCACCCTGCTTAGTTGTAAGACTGCCTTGTGGCGTGTGAAAGGCTCGATAGGCTACGTTGTTTCCATCTACTAGTAGAATCACCTTATTACCTCCTGTTTACTGAGAATTTGCTTGACAGTGGATTATTCCACTTAAAGGTATTCGACATACCCGCCTTGCTTTTTCTAGCGGCTGTGTAGTCCTCGGCTGTCATGGCAATGAATACAGCCGCCACTCCAGAGTATGCTAGCATAGCTTCTCTAGCATCCCTTTCGTTGTCCGTATGAGCCACTAGCCAGATGTACTGCTCATCGTGAGTACGACAGTGACAGAACATCCTATGGGTCTTTGCCATATCCCTCACCTCTCGAATAATAAAAGCGAGGGAGTCAGAATCGACTCCCTCTAGTATTACTTACTATTAACCCTGGTCTTCAAATCATCTATGACGACGCTAATTTGCTTTTTGGTGATAAGGAACTTACCGTCAGCATCCATCAGGTCAATTTTAGGTACCACAATACCCTTCTTCTTGGCTTGGTCTACTAACTTACCTAAGAAAGATAGCTGCCCCTCTGTAGGGTCTTCGTCAAAGGTAGGTGGCTTATATCCTAGCTGGGCTTCACGTTGGGTCACGTCCACTTCAATAATGGCACGGCTAGCTAGGAAGTCGCACATGTGTACGAATTTCTGAGCTGGTGTAGACGGCAACTCCAGTATGACGTCTGACTCCTTCTTAGTATCAACATTCCATGGCCCCATATGGGTCATAACCAGGTCGTTGATCCTATCCCATGCCGCTGTTCCCCACTCGTCCAGATCATCCGGTCTAAGGGATTCCCTAGGAAGCAATGGGTGAATGTGTAGGGTGTGGGTTGGTTCCTGATCAAACCCTTGTTTGCAGGCATCGTGTATGAGGATGGCTACACGAATCTCATCACACTCGTCCTCAGTGAATGCACTACCAAAGAAGGGGTGATTAAGCACCTCTTCACTGACACGGAATACTGCCTTAACGTGCCTGACCAAACCTCCCATACCCAAGCTGAGCTTTGGATGATACTTACCACTACTAGATGCTGGCATGAACCAGAAATAGTCAGGGAACTTATCAAGGGCAGCCACAGCCATAGCTTTGTATTGCTCTCCCTTGACGCAAGACAGCTCATAGCTGAATTCATGCTGGGGGTCTATCTTGAACTGTTTCATCCTCTTAACCCCTTCACTATGGAAATTGTACCGCTGCCGATGAATATATCTTTGTGCTCATTCAAGGCAGTAAAGCGTGGTACTTCGCTTCCGTCACCATGGTTAACATATTCCGAGAACATAGCCACAGGTCTATTCCAGACCTCGTTTGTCTCAAGACTCATGTATACTATGGTCTTCTCCTCAGTCTCGGAGTTAGTACTCCATGCTATTACTACATAGTGGCCGCCCTTATAGTGCCGAAGTACTAGCCCAGGTAATAATGGTGTCATTTTCATCCTCCTTTAGCATAGAAAAGGGAGGGCGTGAGCCCTCCCTTAGCTGATGGGGTAATAATTACTTATTACCTCTGCGGCGTTGTAGGGCTGCTTGGATTTCGTCTTGCAACGCATCCTGTTCAGCGTCCTTAGCACCCTTGTCGCCCTTGTCGGCTTCGGTATCCGGATCGTAGTCGGGGTCGGAGATATCGACAGGCTTACCGCTGTCAGGCTTCTCTTCCCCTTCTTCCTCCGAGTTACTACCGCTGTTAGGATCTTCGCCATTCATGATAGCTTCGATCTCAGCCGCAGTCTTAACCTTAGCCAGAGACTTAAGGTCGTTAAGGGCTTCCTGCCATAGGTCGAAGCCTACAGCGGTTTCCTTACGAGCCGCCTTAACGTCATAGCTGGTGTTGAACTGTCCGCTACCCGTCTTGGTAATGATAAGGTCAAGTCCATCAGCTACGTCAAGGATGATATCACCGTAGTCAGGGTCTACAAGTAGACCGAGTACCGCTTTGAATACCTCCACGCCGGAACCGAGTACCTTTACTGGGGACTCTTCGTCACCAGACTCCTTATTGATCCATTTACCATCGCCGTCTTTCTCGTACTTAGACAAGTCTTCAGCACGGTCGATAGCGTTGAAGTAGACACGCTTCTTGCGGTATACGGACTTGGCTTGCTTATCGTAGTTGTCGTCTTTCTTCTTAGACATCTTCTTAAGCTGTGAAGACAGCTCGCAGACAGGGCAGTATGCGTTCTCATTGTGCGTCTTAGGACACACCAGCATAGTACCTTTGGAGTTCTTGTCGGTTTTGCCTACACCGTAGTGTACCCAAACCTCTACGTAGAACTCGTTGGGGTCATCCTTACCAGGTAGCAGACGTACCTGATTACGCCCATCCTTGATGTCTACGAAAGACATACCACCGCCACCACCGCCACGCGGTTGGTTAAGCTCACCCAGTCTAGCCGCTAATGCTGCAATGTTCAACTTCGCCATGAATACATTCCTCCTGTGGGCTTCGATACCGGAACGATGTCCTTCGATAACGCCCTGATATGTGTGGTTGAGCCTCAACGACTCAGACACCTAATAAAATCGGGGCTGGGCAAACATTCCCCCGCACATAGGAAAGATGGCATAAAAAAGCCCGAATGGGCATGGTCACCCACTCGGGAGAGTCTGATTATATGGAACTGCATGAAATGTGCTGTGGTCATAGGACGATCGACTTTTAAATACTTACGAAGTAAGTATTTAAATAATCTTTTTTAAATACTTTAAAGAGTACTTTTAAGACTAAGAAAACATAAAAAAGGAGCCTATTGAAGGCTCCTATTGACCAACAGTCTAACCCAGGCTTTATCGAATGTGGCTATTCGACCATCGTAGACCATGTCGTCGAGGTAGTCTGCTATGTACCCCTTGGGTAAAGACGGATCATTTGCTATTGTATTGGTTAGGTACTCAGCTAAGGCTTGGCGTTCCGTAGCTGACCATTTCTCATATACGAAAGGCTCTCCAGTTGGCAAGTGGATGCCCATACTCCTTACCAGTGCTACCCAGTCTATGCTGTCAAAGTCTGGTGGATTGCTCATAGGGTTCATATTAGTCTGTAAGACCGTCCTCTACTCCCATACATTCTTGGGCTTTGTTGTCAGGATCATTAGGCACAGTAGGATTCTTTATCTCTTCAACTTCAAAACCTCTAGCTAACCAGCTAGCCAGGTACTTCTCTGTACATTCAATTCTAGCTCCATTAGTCTTGTTAATCATTACATACTTCTTCTCACTACTCATTCAGCTTCCTCCCAATTGTTAGATTTTGGCTCTGGTTCAGCTTATTCGATTTTTCCCCGAATCATGACTGTTCATTCGCGGAAGTATGTACTCTTGACTGACCAAAGCTGCATAATTGGGTACGTCATTGTATTCGTACACTCCTTCTTTATCCCTGATTCTGCTCCGAACGGCTACTGCTACTGTCACCGTTTCACAATTCCAATTTTTTCCAATTCATCCCGATCCGTCAAGTCGGGTTTCCTACTGTTTCTTAGTCAACTTCGAGGACGTTCCGCCAAAACAGTATCAGGGAGGTACCGCTAGGATACCACCCCGAAAACTATTACTTTATAGATCTCTTCCGTAGGGAATCGTCCAAAAACTGCTGGACGTGTAAAGGTATCTCATGGGTGCCAAAGTGGTAGTGCCAGTCGTCTTTGAACACACCTATGTGGATATCAACCAAGTAGGAGGAAGATGTAGAAATCTTCCTACCCACCTCTTCCATAAGAATCTGCTCAGTACGAACCTCGTCTGCCACCTTAAGCAGCCCCTTTCCAGTACCCGTGGACGTAGTTAGGTATCTTGATACCCTTTTCCTCAGCATCCTTGAATGCCTTAGCTTCCTTCTCCTTCTTCTTAGAGAGCTGAGCCTGTAGGAATCCGTCTACGCCGTGCTCTTCGATATCCTCAATGGTGCATTCAAATGCTTCCCCATAAGAGTAGCCGATTTCCATTTCAGATACGATAGGCACGTCACCAAGGAACTGATAGAACTCGTCGTACTCTGCAAGGTTCTCCATGATATGCTTAACCCTCTTAGCCACAATAACGACTTCATCCTTAGGACAATCCAGAACGATAGAGTCATGTACTGTGATGCAGATTACGCTACGCATATTGTTCTCCCTGAGCCACTTATTGATCTGTATAAGAGACATGAGTGTACAGTCGGAACCTGTGCTTTGAATAGGTGCGTTAACAGCTTGACGCTCTGCCTCAGATGCTACGGAGCGGTCTGTAGAGTCCAACCCAGGTAGGTGTCTGATACGGTTTGTGAGAGTCTTCACAAACTTGTTACGCTTCGCAAAGCGTTTGATATCACTGATCCACTTCTGTACGGAAGGGAACCTAGCGAAGTACTTCTCAATGAACTGTTCACATTCCTGAACAGACATGTTTATACCCTCTGCACGTAAGTCCTCAGACAGCCCCTTAGCAGACTCTTGGTAAACGATACCGAACTGTACTTTCTTAGAAGCTGTACGTTGGTCTTTCGTTACTTCAGAAATGTCTATGCCGAACGCATCAGCAGCAATAGCTTTATGCAAGTCAGCACCGGAACGATACAAGGCGATAAGGTTTTTGTCCTGTGAGAATACTGCTAGGATGCGAAGCTCTAGCTGAGAGTAGTCAAACTGGACTATGACGCCGTCCTCGCCAAACCTACTAACGAATAGATTCTTTATCTCGTGCCAGTATTGGAACAGCATTATATCGGAAATCTTACGTGGGAACTGTTGAGCATTAGGATCATCTGACGATAGACGTCCAGTAACCGTTCCGTGAAGATTGTAGTTCGGATGCACGAAACCATCAGAGTCCAGCATAGCACGCATTCCAGCTACAAAGTTGTTATTGAGGTGGTTGACCTTACGGAACTCCTGCAACAACTCAGCAATAGGATGCTGGCTTGCTAGTATCTTCAATGAGTCATCATTGGTGGAGTAGTGCTCTGATGTAGGCATCCCACCCATCCGTACGTGCTCTTCACCCTTGTCCGTGAGAATAGGTGTGCTTAGTTCAAGACGATTGAACAGTAGCTCCCCTAGCTGGTTCCGTGAACCGAAGTTAAATACCGTACCACCCTTGGAAGGATCATACTTCTTATACTTCTCGAACTTAGCCTGTTGTGAGTCGGTACGCTCAGCCTTCTTGATAGTGCCGATACCGCAACGCTCTTCCCACATAGCCTGCCACTCACGTTCCATTTCAACTACCTCAGGGAACTGATGTAGCTTCTCGTTTAGACGTTCTATCTCCTTAGGGTATTCACCACACAGGAAGTCCAGCCAATCTAAGTCCACCTTAATGCCATCAAACTCTATGTCAAGCAGAGTATGGTGAGCTGGCATCATTAGGTGTTTCCATAGCCAGAGCTTCTCAGGATCGTCCTCTATCAGAGGTAGGAACTTGACCAATAACCTCTGATTAACGTCACAGTCGTCTGCAAGATACACCTTTAGTATATCCCAAGGTATGAGATCATAGTTACCTTCGTCCTCACCCTTCGGTATATGGTCTGCCATTGCATCGTCATACCCACCCATGTCCGTTTCCAGCCATGCTAGGTCTTTCAGACCGTGTGTACCCTTTTCCTCTGTGACTGCCAAGTAGTGCATCAGCATAGTATCCCAAGCAAAGTTCTCCACCCAGATGTCTAGCTGTCTCCGTAACCACTTCATATCGAATTTGCCGTTGTGTGCGACAAACTCTAGGTCAGACCGCTCAAACAGAAAACGCAGGAATTTCACTATGGTTCCTATCTGGTGACCTATAAACGGTGTCTCCCTGTGATATAGAGGGATCGCTGAACCGTATCCTGGTCTATCTGAGAAACCAATAGCGGCTATCTTAACACGCTCGGATTCAGGGAATAATGCTCTGTTCCTATCAGACATCTGAGTCTTATCCAAGAACGGGTTAGTCTTCACCGTCTCTAAGTCAACTACGACTCTGGTGCCAGTTGGTAGATTCATAAGGCGTTGAATCTCATCAATGGCATCCTCATAGGTCTCACAGTACAGACGTTCCTTGTCATATGCTATAGCATCAGGAGGTGCCTCACCACTGAGTATAGCTTCCAAGTTAATCATGTCCTTGGAGAACAAGTCTAGGTACTTTGGCTGTTTGAGCACTAGATTAGGATGAATGATAGGGAACAGCTTCATGCCATCCTTCTCTACCAACTTCCCTCTGTGCTTAGTGATACCAGTGATCCCCATTAGAGCCTTCATGGACATGTTACCTGTTGGTATGATGATTTCAGGCTTGATGATGTCTATCTCAGCAAATAGGTAATCCTGACATGCCTTTACCTCGTCCATTAAAGGCATCCTGTCCTCAGGAGTCGTACACTTTACTACGGCTGTGTAATAGATATCATCAACGTCGATACCTACCTCACCTAAAGCAGCCCTAAACATTTTTCCAGCCTTGCCGCCCATGTACTCGTTGCGTACTGACTCCCGCTCGAATGGATTTTCCTGTACTACCATGATACGGGCACCCTTCTTACCTTTACCCATCTGCATGATGTTCGTACATGTGTCGGCTAGCCTACACTGTGTGCACGGCTTATCCAATGTATCACACTCCCTTCTCTGATTAAATAAACTCCGAGTGCCGGAATCGTCCCTTACGTACTAAAGACGCAAAGAAGCCCTAGAGGGTTATCCCCCTAGGACTCCTACCGCGCCGGATGGCCGATATTATTCTTTATCCGCTTTGGCGAAGTCCTCATACTTGAGTCCTTCTACCGCCGTTTTGAGCTTCTCGCCCGCTTTGCAGCTTACGCCGACTGTAGGATCGATATCCATAGCCACGTTTTTGATCGGATCGAAGCCCTTACGAGCCGCACGACCGACAGGTTTGATGGTAACGAAGCCCGTAAGCTGTACCTTTTCGCCTTTAGCAAGCGTTTCATGGGTTACTTCTTCCAGCGAGTTAATCGCCTTAGACACATCTACCTGTGTCAACCCAGTTTTACCAGCGATAGCCTTGATCATCTCTTGCTTATTCATTGTTGTATCCTCCTCAGGATTGTATGGGATAAAGGGTTATGGGAGTCGATCATGCAGTCAATACTGTGTGTCCGTTACTCCCTTGCGACCCTTTCTGACCTAAAAAAATCAGGCTTGCAAAACTTCTCACCAATCGGTGCCGTAAAGCCGTTTTTGTTATACAAAGTGTACTATTTCTGTAAGAATGGAATCCGGCTCCGTAGGTACAGCGGTACGTTTCGCTCCACCCATATGTTGAAGCATAATGGAAACTTCTCACGCACGTACGTCATGTAGAGCAGACAGTAATTAGCCAGATCAGCAACAGCATCAATCTTACTGTCCCCTACAGCTTCAGCAAGTACCGTTCCGTCTAGTAAGCCCTTCTCAATGAAGGCAAGGGTTCGGGTAGCATCTTCTAGCTCGGTGTCGGTCATCTTATCCAGACGATCATACTTCCGATCAATGTTAGCCATGATGCCCCTGTACTCTCCCTTACCTTTCCAAGACGAACCATAGTCCTTCTCCTTGTCATACTGGATTGCCATGAGCAAGGTTACGACATCAGGAATCTTAGAGTTGTCTGGCAGGTCTACTAACCCATCAGACCAAGCTACCATGTTGTAGCCTAACTCCTGCAAATGGGCACTTCTAGCATCCTGCTCGAAGAACTCCTTATCTGTTAAATCAGGTACCAGTTCAGCAGCAACCCAGCTTACCGATCCATGGTACATACTGGTTGGCTCGTTGTCCTTCAGCAGGTAATGCAGCCTACCCTCACTAGCCCTGCACCACTCTAGGTCGTTGTCCCCAACATACCTAGCAAACCCAGCATCTTCCACAAGCATCTTACGTCCCTTGTAGGTGACTTCATCACCCATTTGGTAAATCTGTGTCATCCTTGTATGCCTCCCCGTAGATAAACTCTTCGATGGCTAGCCAATCAACCTTGAACATGATGTTTTTATCGTCGATGTAGAAGTCGGCACCTAGCTTACGAGCTACGTTCGGGGCATATTTCTGGTTAATCTCAGGTAACTGGTCATTAATGACCTCGAATACCTCAAGAATATCCTTATGCTGTAGAAACTCGATAGCCTCATCTAAGGCTTTGCCCGACCGACATGTCCACAACTGTAAACGCACACCGTCATTATACAGACGTTTGAGCACTCTATCTGCATGTGGCTGGAGTGTCATCGGGTAGGTGTGCATATCAGGTTGTCCGGTGATGGTACCATCGAAGTCCACCGCCAGTACTAAATCTCCCTGAATGTAAGGCTTTGCCTTACGCACCACATTGTGAGCTGGTGTAGGGGTAGTGTGAAGTCTATCCATGTAGTAACCTCCAAAAAAGTAATAGGGAAGAGTAGATCACCGAAGCGACCTCTCTTCCCTATAAAAGAACCGGAAACCGTCAACTCTGCACTTATCCTACAGGTGGACTGGCTACGATTGTCTGTGATACAACCGCATCTACATGCCCAATCGCCTTGATGATGATAGAGTACTGTCCAGCCGCTGTGAATGCTGTAGCCAAGATCGTCATCTTACCGTTGAGTACGGTAAAGCTGCCGCTTGATAGCTCAGTTCCATTCACCAGCACTTTGCTGATAGAGTCCTGCCATTTCAAGTTAGTGGCAAAGGACAGGTCTACATCCGCCCCTTGTACTACCGACATGGTAGTGATCTGTGGTGCTCTTGGAACGAATAGAAGCGCTCTATCAGACTGGATAGTGACCGTGGACGTATCAAAAGTGTGGTACTCAACTGGCTTTACGTTGAATGTACCAGCAGCTTCAATAAGTCTGGCTAGATCGGTGTCAAGCCCTTCGATACTGAAGGTAATACCATCAGGGTTGACATCAATCTTAACCTTAGTCAATACAGTGGATTCTGCCATTGTTTACTCCCCCTTTCGTTCGATATAATCAATAATATCGGACGAAAGGTGCTTATACTGTGATCTAAATGATTCAGTATGGTTGGAGTGTTCCTCAGAGGTAAGATATCTCTTAGAGAGGAATCTCAAGCACGATACCTTCCAACTGCAATCCGGCATATGGCTAAGAGCCAGCAGCATAATCTCAGCCTGGTTACGCTTATGAGCCTGGTATGCGATCATGGAGTACAGCGTCAGTTGCAGGTACTTGTCCTGAATATGGCTGACGATGTGCATGATGCCCCTAGCAGCCTGTGGCATGAGATACGTCTCATCAGCGCTTACTAGCTGATCCAGCTCACGGAAGTAGCTGTTGACAATGTCGTGCCACTCTTCCAGTGTAGAAGAGATACGTGGCTCGTCAATGAAGGTATACTGTTCTACAATAGGTGTGCTCATGGATGGCATCCAGATACCATCATGATCGTATGCCTTCAGTATCTTGTCCGTTTCCTTGTATCCATAGTCATCCAGATACATATGAAGGGAATCAGTGACTTGGCAGTAGGTTCCAATGCCCACCCCTAGCCAAGATGCCATAGCTTCTTGTATAGTGGCGAATTGAGCAAGGTTGGCACCGAACGTACCCCAATGCAGGTCATTAGAGCGGTTGTCCACGTTGATCTCAAGCTTACCATCACGTATCTTGAACTTAATGTTCAGGTTACATGCAATGTCCTTACCCTTCTGGACGTTGGTATACTCGTAGCTATCGAAGCGTGGATCGCCGATAAAGGCTACTGCCTGACGAGTATCAGGGTCTTCCTTTAGCTTCATATAGCAGTCGTAGAGCTGATCAATGGGGTTGAATATGAAACCTCTTGCATCGTTCTTACCCCAAGAGCGAAGCCGCTCACCGTAGGGAGCATTGAAGTATTCACCATCATCGCTGAACTGAGCTATGCTTGAGTTATACTGGCTAAGCCACTTGACATCCGACCGCCCAGCCAGAATCCATAAGGCTTCTGCTAGCTGGAAGAACGGATTGATGACGCGACCGCGAAGGAACGTTACTCGATTCCTAGGGTCTTCATACTCGAAAATCACCGGACGCAGTTCTGTGGTGCGTTTGCCCCTTGGAGAATGCTCCTTACCAAAGTTGATAAGATCGAGCATAGAGTCCATGTATAGCTGGCTCGGGTTATTGCCTGAATATAATCTACCCATATTATACCTCCTCATGAATGTTCACATAAATAAAGGAGAGAACCCGAAAGTTCTCTCCCATCTATGTCAACGCCCTTAGGACGGTTAACGCAGGTGACTGATATACGTAGTACGAAGCATCATGGCATGCACTAGAGGGTCTTTACACCCAATGGCTTCCGTGAACGGTACCCACTTGCAGTAGGCTCCCACTTCACCCTGTGTACCGTCACCAGTAGCTTCACATGGCTCGATACCGTCTTGGTCTAGGTCAATAGCGAAGATGTACTGAACAGTGTCTGAGCCCTTGCTAGGACGAAGGATACCCAAGTCCATGACCTGATCCGCAGTAGCTTTCCAGCCACCTTCCTCCGCTAGCTCTTCAATAGCGATCTGTGCAACGCTCTTACCAGCCTTATCCACAAGACCAGTAATGGAGCAGAGCTGTAAGTCGCTACCGTGACTAGGGGTCACCTCTACCCGAAGCAGGTATTCCAGTACCCCTGGCCAAGCTATGCCCTTGTTTCTACGGAAGGGTAGAATAGCCACTCCCTGACCGTCCGATTTAGGCTGATGGGAGTATTCGTACCACCCATCCACCCTACGAATCTCCTGCCAGTTGCTTTTGAACAGTACTTCATATTCCTTAGGCTGAGTTTGGTCTGTGTGCATTCTCACATACCTCCATCTGGCAACATAGAGTCGCCAATGTGCTTGTATGCAGGAGTGCTCATTAGCTCAGCACGGAGACGGTCAAAGTGCTTATGAAGACGAGGGTTAGCATATTCCATCCACCGATGGCGCATACCCCGTACCAAGAAGTCCCTCATGGTAGTAGCACTCATCTTGATGTTAGATCTGGATACGATGACCTCAGTGATAGCCTTGATGTCCTCAGGATCGAACCAGTTGCTACGAGCTTCATCATTGCCATAGATCATAGCTTCCGGTGTCTTGTAGACCGCCTGTTCCACATTACGTAGAACATATCTGCCCCATTCAGGGTTGATATCATCCTCATGGGTCATATCAGGCAGAGCCTTAACGATGACGTTGGTTTCGTAAATCTCCTGTATCATTTCGATACGGGTAGCAATGTTGAATGGATTCCGTGGGCTATCCCCAGTTTCTTGAGCTGACCCCACTAGGATCAGTACACGATCGCACAGCTTAAGGGCTGTATTGATCATGTGTTCATGGCCAACGTGGATATGCTGGAACCGACCAACCACCAATCCTAAATCATATGGTTTATGTGTCATATTACTACCTCCTGACGTTGTGCTTAATGCGGAGTGCGTCAATCTTGTCCGCAATAGCCGGATGGATACGAATGATTTCTTGTGTAGGGTCTTGTTGGGCTGTGATAGCTTGGATATCATCCCACGACTGCTTCTGATAGAACGGCTTGTCTAGACCAGGAGCCCATTCATAGATGGTTTTGTACTGACCTTGCAGAGCCGATTCTTCGCTATCGTAAGGTACGACAGTCAGCGCCCCCAAGCTGTTCATAGCCACGTTTACACGTCCTGGGATAGACTGTTTCAGTGGCGTCATGCCGAACTTCATACGGTCTGCACCGTTGCTGTAAGCCGTCTTCATAGCCCAACCGTGGGTATCACGATCAATGTGTTTGTAGAAGCCCCCACCAATTCCGTAGAATACGAAGTCTAATGGGATTCCCATGGACTCAAAGAATACATCAGCTTTCTTAGCGTTATCGAAGCTCATGTTCTCCCCGATAATGACGCTAACGTTTCTGATACCAGACGACTTACACTTCTTGTAGATAGCTACTGCCTGTCCCCAAGTATCTCCACTGTCGGGACGCATAACTATGTGTACGTTGTGGCTCCGACCTACAGCAGCCAGTGTGACCAAGTACTCGTTGATAACACGGTCTGCATCGTAAGTATCAATCGGTTGGGCTACGATTACGCCACCGTCTTCACTGGTAACGATAATAGCACGTTTCAATCCATAAAACTCATCATCAAATTGTTGCAGTACCTTGTGAGCTGAAGCAGGGATGCTACCTACTTGTGCTCCAGGGGTATGGTACTTGGCACTCAGGTCATCGGTTCCAAGCAGACGTAGGTTCCAAGCAGTACCCGACCAGTAAGCTGTTTCCAAGGAAGTGTTGCCCCTATAGCCGAAGAAATGGAACTTCCATAGGAAGGAGTCATCGTAGCCGTACTCTCTTTGCTTACGCTCAAGATAGCGACGCATATGGAAGGCGTTGGTAGCGCAACCGGATGAGAAGGCATTGTGCATATACCGTGGCTCCCACCATGTTACAAGCTCCCCAAAGTCCTTAACCGTGTTGCTAATTTGGCTGAACGGCGTACCTGCTGGGCACCATGTACCATCAGGCAAGGCTTCCACACGCAGTGGTAGGTTGCCATTGAATTCCTTAAGAATGATATTCCACTTCTCAAGGATACGCTTAGGGTTAAGCCCCTGTGCTTCGGAGGTTCTCTTAAAGCTGAATACCTCTTCCTCGGTGACAGGCTCTAGCAGAACATCACCAACCGTCTCATTGTGACCATACAGAATTTGGCCTTCTGTACGATTGTATAGGTGACTTACCTCCCAGTCGGTATTCTCCTTTAGTCCCTGATGGGACACGTTGTACGAATCGGTATGCTCCAGCCGATTCTTACGAATGTCTCTGATCCCCATGAATCATCACTCCCCATATCGAAATGTCATCTTTCGACATGAAAAAAGGAGAGAACCCGAAAGTTCTCTCCCTCGTAACCGCTTCTGAGCATTAGACGTTACGGATAACGTCCCCTTGCTCTAGCTGGTGTACAATCTCCGCGTAGTACTCTATAGCCTTTGGCAGGTTTGCTAGGGTCTTATCGACCAAGTTAGCAGCACCCGATACCCTTGTGCCATCAGTATCTACGGGATAGGCAATGACTTTAAACGTACCCTCATTAAGGTCTACCTTAACGGAGTCGGACTTATAGCCGTCAGCCTGTTCTACATAAGGATTAACGTTCCTTACAATTGTGTGAGCCATCCCACAGCACCTCCCATGATTAGTCTAATATTAATATCAGACCAACCATAGTAGGATAATATCACCGACTGGTTCTATAGAAGCCCACACCCCACATCAATAGGTGCATCAGTAATACTGCAACTAAGGCATAAGCTGCACTTGTCCAGTCATTACCATCGTAGAAAATGTACACTAGGCAACCCATGAAAGCCACCGTACACATAAAGGCTACAAATCCTAGCCCATTCCAAGCATCAGCTATGGATTTCATAAGCACACCTACCACGAACCCTGACACAACTAGGGACACTCCAAATGCGATGCCCCTCAGTATATACTTCGGCACAGCCAGTATCATACCGAATCGCTTCCCTTCCTCTTTTTCTTTTTTGTACCTCTGGTTCTAGGACGCCCACGCTACTAGGAGTTTCAGGGCATATACGAGAGCTAATCCGATAAGAGCCTGAATCAGCATGGTCTTACCTAGCTTGGAGCGATCTACGTTCCTTGCCCACTTCCTCATATGGACACCTCCTCCCATTCAGTTTTCCCCACTCTGACCCCAGAAATTCCGAGATACCTATTCCTGACGGTTAGGAATGTCTGACGACCTCCCGCCATAAAATGTGGAGAAGTCATCAAGACCCCACCGAATGACACGTCATCTTTTAATCACGACGGTTGATAGTACGTCCGACCCTTGGCTCACTAGCATCACGACCCCTGTGACCATCGTTCGGGTTTTATCTTCTTCGTGGGGTGACATCGTGTGGTGTTGAAAATTAAAGGAGGGTTGTCAGGATGAGTGGTCTGATAGTCCGATGTGGCGGGAACGTGGTCTATGAGAGACCGACAGTACAAAGCCGATGGACAGGAGAACTTGAAGAGAATCGTAAGCAGTTCGTAAGCAAATCGTCACGTTGGATGGCAGCAGCTATGGGTTCTGTATACTCATTTAAGCTAGCTACCTCAGCATCCGCCGCTGTAGCAGTTGTTAGCCAGGGTGATAAGATCAGAGAAGGCTTCATGCAGATAATTGACGTATTCACAGCTATTGCAGAGCCTATCCTGTGGTTCTATGCTGTCACAGCATGTGTGCTCATGGCTACTGGCAAGAATAAGGACTTGGGCTGGGATAGGCTTAAAAGGGTTGGTTACTCATACATCTTCATAGCCCTGCTCCCTACCTTCTTCGCATTCCTACGCTGGATGGCTGAAATGCTTAAGGGTGCGATTGATGGCATGGTGTAACACATACTGTGCTCTTTGACAACTGAATACTGCCTGTGGCGAGAGAAGATTTTGTGTGTGACACTTTTTTCATAGTGTTATTACACAAGGGAGGTTAAGCCTTATGAAATTGAGCTCGATTGACTTAGGATTTCTCTACACGAAGGCTATCATCAACGGTAAGCGCATCATTACCAAATCTGTAGTAGGAGACGGTAAGAAGCTGGAGTTCAGGGACTTGGATATGACCAGTGATGAAGATAAACTCAAGACTGACTTCATTACGTTCAGGGATGGCATGCTGGACTACTTCATATCCGACTTGGCTATAGAGCAATCGGACACCATCTACCACTCCTTAAAGGACGACAGGTTCAACTCGGACGCTATCAAAATCCTAGTCGGCACCATGTTTGGTCTAGGACTAGGCTATGGTCAGCATCAGACCAACGTAGTGTCTGGATTACCTGCAAGCCACTATGGTAAGTTTAAGGATCAGATCAAGTCCTTATTTATGGGGCAAGGTCAAGGCTTACACACCTTCAACGTAGGCTGGGAGCGAGTAGCTGGCTTCGATAGGATGCAGGTAGAGTTCAAGCCACAATCGGCTATGGGTCAGGTACGTACTATGGAAGGGCGCTTCCTACCCCAACCTCACGGTGCTGCTATGAGTCGCATACTGGCTGAGGATGGCACGATTGCCGATAAGGTACTGGCAGGTAAGACGGTTGCTGTGATAGACCCAGGGTTCGGTACATCCGATGTATACGTCCTGTCTGCTCTATCCCCAGTTGAGCGACTAACCTTCTCTGTCAACGTGGCTATGAACACAGCCTACACTCTAATATCCAACAAGATACGGGACGCCTTCGGTGTAACGCTCCCCCTCTACAAAATTGAGGCGGTTGTGCGATCCTGTAAGTTTATCAAGGATGGCGTAGAACATGATATGTCTCAGGTGATTATTTGGGCATTCAGGTCTACTGCGCAACAGCTAGTAGCTGAAATCCACAACCACTGGAAGAATACTCACGAAATAGACCACATTCTAGTGGCTGGTGGTGGAGGTGCTGCTCTGTACCCTTATATCCTCAACGAGTTCAGGAGCATAGAGCTGTTATTAAACAGCCAATGGTCGATCGTGGAAGGGTATAACCGTTGGGGCAAACGGACTTGGAAGGATGTAGTGTAGTATGGCGAAGCAGCACACGTTCAAGACTACCAAAAAGACCACATGGTTGGATGGTATACTGGATGGTGCGGAAGATAAGAGTGACCTCATTCGTGAGCTACTCATCGAAGCCCTATCAATGAGAGGGATTGCCGCACCTAGCAGTCAGACAAAGGTAATACAATCGACACACATAAGTCAGACTCACGTAACACAATCTTCCCCTACGGTTACGAAGACTGAGACATTTCACGTCACACCAACCCCTCATGGTAACATTGAGTACCTTGAGGAGCCGCAGATCACATCTAAGCCAGTAGCCGTAGAGGACTTGGACAAGAAGCTATCCGGAATGGATGATAACTTCTCCTAAGGAGGTTCTCTTATGGACAATAAGAAAATGGAAGCCCGACCAATCAGCAAGAAGACTCTGTATATCGCTTGCGGTATCACTGTCACCGTTGGGATGGGAGCCATCAAGCTAGTAGCCACAGCCATTAACAAGGTTGTGGCTGTTTTATTGGAGGTGAACTAGGATGCACATAGTTCACATTGTCAAGACTGTAGCGAAATATGCTCTCATCCTAGGTCTGATCAATTACGTAGGAGGAGACTACGTAGTAGGAATGCTTAAGGAGCTTGGGTATCACATAGGGGGAATGGTGGGTCATGGTTAAGTCCAACAGCACCACACGAACCCTACTATATACTGCCTTATATGTTGGAATGTGCATCGCTGCCCCTGACCTGCCACTAGGAGCTTTAAAGCTAGTGGCGTCGTCCGTAGGGCAGTTTGTGTTTGGAGTAACAAAAGGTACTGCTGGAAGCGTCATGCAGGAGCTACCTAATAAAGCCTTAGAAGATGTTAAGGACACTCCTAGAGCCCTCTTAGAATTACCTAAGAAGCTATGGGAAAACCTTAACCCCTTCGATGGCAAGTTCAACGAATAGGAGGTGTGATATGCAGGTCAATATCATCCATCCGCTGACAAAGCAGAAGATACAAGTGTTCGCCAAGGAGGAAATTGCCTATACGATCCTAGAAATTGCCCCATCTAAGATGACGTCCAACAGTAACGTTCGGTGGCTAGTGTCGGAGTTTGCTAGACTCTTCACTCCCCTACACAAACGTATTAATCTCACGGGTGGCATGATTGTCTATACACCCGAGGTAAATGTGTGGTGGGAAGTCTTCCTGCATAAGGGGCAGATAAAGTTCTACCTCATTGTGCCAGACAAGGACGACATTAAGCACTCCCTGATAAGACAAGTCATGAAGACATGGAAACAGGCTAACGTCAAAGAGGTGAACGACTATATACCTGGGTTCACCCCAGACAACACATCAATATCTAAGCTCACCCTCAAACACCATACTGTGTTGTCCCTAGACACCCAGAATCCCCACTACTCCCCACTGGAAGCACTACTCAATGCCAAACACTACATTAAAGAGGATGATATTGCCCTATTACAGATTGGCATGCGTCCTATGGGGTCTGGATGGAACGACACCGCCGCTGATCTCTATGACAAGATTAAAAAGGATGGTAAAGTCCCTAGAAAGAAAGGCAAGCGCATAAGCAAGGGCGATGTCATCCATCAGATCATGTATGCTATAGGAGTCGTAGCTGAGGAAGTGATGAACCTCCTAGGGGACTTCCTAATACCAGGATGGGAAAGCGACAAGGGTATGTCTGAAGCCATTAAGGGTAGGAATGGTGAGCTAGATGCCACCTGCACCAGACATAAGACACGCTCTGATGCTTTCAGTACTGAGATACGTGTTGTTGCACGGTCTGAGGATTCTGACCGACGCAGGTCTATTATACGAGCCATAGTGTCAGGCTTCGATCCCTTAGAAGGGGATAACAAACTGGAGGAACAGTCAGTATTGCCTAAGAAGTTGGCGGCAGAGATACAGAAGGTCACGGAGCGTAGAATGACTCTAAAAATCAATGGTGATATACTGTGTGCCCTTGAGCTGGCTAAGATAATAAACGTACCAGATCAGAAGGCTCAGATAGAGCATTACAATGAGTTGAGCTTAGTATCTCACAGAGGGGAAGCCGATGTACCTAAGGAAATATTCATTGATGATGGCGGAGTACCCTTCGCCACCTACGAGGACAATGACGGAGCCCATAAGGTCATCTATTTCAATGCCACCAATAAGAACCTATTCTGCATGCCAAGGGTCATCATAGGGGAACCTGGAACTGGTAAGACCACCCTATGTGTTGGAGACACCATTGAGTCCTTCCTAAGAGGTTACGGAGGTGTAGTAGTTGATGCTGCTGACGGAAAGCTAGCCAGCAGAATACTATCCCTCGTCCCTCCTGAGCTTAAACACAAGGTCAAAATCATAGACTTTACTAATACAGAGTACCCCATTGGCTTGGGCTGGAACGAGATATTCACAAGAGTAAAGAACACCGATGTCATAGAAGACCTCATTGTGGAGGAGATATTCGCCTTCATATATTTAGTTACCAAAACTGAGCTGAATATGAGGTCGAAACAGTGGGTAGAGAATGCTATTAAAGCCACCTTCACCACACCGGACGCTACTCTACAGGACGTTGAGAGCATGCTGAACAACGCTGAGTATAGAGCTAGAATTATCCCTACTATTGCTGATCCTGAGCTACGTTCGGACTGGATGTACTACCATGAGAAGCTCAAGCCCGAGGAGCGTAAGACTATATATGACGAAGCGTGGAGACGGCTTGCCCCTGTTATGCGTAAGAAAGCGCTTAAGAATTTCATACTCCAGAAACCCAAAAAGGACAGTAACGGTGACTATCTTTTCGATATACGGAAGTGGATGGACGAAGGCTGTCTTGTACTCGTCAAAGCCAACGAGACGCTAGGAGAAACCCTACAGACTGCCTTAGTCTCCTTCCTAATCTCCAAGCTGAATCTGGCTATGGTTAGCCGTGAGGATATATCCGATGAGGATGATAGGCACCCTTGCTTCCTACGCCTTGATGAGCCTGATCACTATATCAAAGGCAGTGAACGCTGGAGGAATATGCTCACCCGTTTCAGGAAGTACAGATGCGGACTCAACCTATACTTCCATGGATGGCAGCAACTTAAAGAAGCTGATAAGGATTTACCCAAAATCATACGCAAGGCTGGCCCACACTACATCGTGTTCCAGACCGATGAGGATAATCTACTAGACCTTAAGCCAGTTATAGAGCCGGAGTTTAAGGTGCATGAAGTAGCTAAGGGCATGCCTCAATACCATGCTGTTATCAGGCTTAAGATGTACAACGATAAGGGCGATGTGGTACCTGCATTTATGGCAAAGGCTCTGGATATGCCTGAGAAGCGGTTCACTAAGTATGATAACAGTGACTTGTTTGACTGGTCTGCTAAGGAACTAGGTCGTCCTAGGGATGAGGTTATGGCTGAGATATTCTCTATGAGGAATGGAGTGGAGTTCGATGCCTTAGACGTAGAGGACACTACTACCGATGGTGATGGCGACCTAAATGAGAATCCAGTAGATGACGTAGAGGATGAGGAAGAGAAGCGCCGCCATGCTATCAAGGTTATCCAACATGAGGTTGCTAAGTTCATTGAAGCCCAGATAGCCAGAGGTGAAGATCCTGATGAAGACCTTATAAGAGAGATGGATGACCTACTGGAGGAGGGCTGATATGAGCCGTTACAACCGCCCCGAAGTGAAGCAGATTACTAAGCAATGGGTAAAGGAGAACTGCAAGAATATCACAGAGAGGGACATGGGTCTGTTGCGTATACTGGCTGGCAACAAACGCAGGTTACTACGTAGGGATCAAATAGAACTCCTCTATCCAGAGTTTGCTAGCACCGACAGGCTCAACAAGCGTATTAAGACCCTGTTCCAGATGCATGTCATAGACAAGGTCTACCCTCCGGTTGGCATAGGAGAGGGCACAAGCAAGCAACACATATGCTTGGACAGGGCTGGTATCATCCTCCTTGAGCTGGACAAATATAACAAGCCTATCGGAGCTGACCGATCCCTACCCCTTGGCTGGGAACATAAGGTGATGCTGAACGACTACGAGTGCTCTATGATTCAGATAATGAGAGACTTAGGAGGTGAAATACTACTATACGAAGTAGAGGAGCCACACCTTTATGGGGACAACAGGATCATCCCAGACATTATGTGTCTATTCAAGTGCAATGGAAAAGGATACGTATTTTTCATTGAGGTGGACATGGGCACAGAAGACATCCCCTACATCAAGTCGAAGCTGGAAGCCTATAAAGATTATTACATGTCCCAGCAATGGGTTAGTAAGCCCTGGGCTAAGATGTTCAAGACACGTACCTTCCCCAGGGTACTGTTCCTAACCGAAAATGGCAGAGACAAGAGAGTCAGTACCCTAGAAGAATATACAAAGGACTCCAGCATCAGGTTCATGTATGAGACTCATAATGGCTTTAGAAAACTCATGGAGGAAATTATAAAAGGCTAACCAATTGGTTAGCCTTGTTTCATGATGTCTACCATAGTAGTATCCACGTATAATCCCACTCCGGTATGGTTGTTCTCCTGCCTAAGAACTGTCTTAAGCTCCACTACTCTTTCTAGCTTCCATACGTTGATGCGCTCCTCAGACACCAAGCTAGGGTTATATCCACCAGTCTCTATCTCGATGTGGTACCCGTGGTCATTGAGGAACTTCCTAAGGAACTCAATGCGTTCCCCACGGTCGGAAAGGGTTTCCAACCTCCGAGAGAGGTCGTCCACGGAAATTCCTAGAGACTCGACAATGGTCTTGATAGCTTCCTCCCTGACTCGACAGACTTCCGTTCCCGCCGCTTCGATGAAGGCTTGCATGGGGTTAGTCAGGGCTACTAACTCACGATCCCCTAATCTGGTTCTGAATGTCTTCACTACCATTCCTCCCCAGTAATGAAGGTTTTAAGCTCTGGGTACTTCTTGCTCTTCTTGATGTAGGGATGACAAGAAGACATTAGTAAGTCATACCTGTGCTCATCCAATACATTAGATAGGACAAAGTTCTCCAGTAGGTTGCAGATAGACTGTACTATCTCCTCCATTATCACCAAGTCCTTGTAGTTGAGCTGTAGCCCATTCTTGTAGTACTCAGACTCAGGATACATGCGGATAATAACGAGTTGGTCATTACCCTTCCTCATTAGGATTTCCCAACCGTCCTTACCTGAGTCCCAGGTAAAGGTAATCTCCTTATGTGCAACACCTGCCATTACAACACCTCCTATAGGAATAGGGTCTTACCGCAATGGTGGCATGGTCGCTCAGTCTCCGTATCCGTTAGGTAGAACTTACCGTCTTCCTCACCTTTCTTATACAGAACTGGACGCATGCCTAGAGGATGATCAGCAGACCCTACAGACTGGTGCCTTACTCTTGGGCTCTCATCCCACTCTACCACTTCTATGGTAAGACGCTTCACCTTAATAAAATCGGAGAGGTCAGAAAGAAACTCCTGCTGGTATTTATTTCTTATCCTCCAAGTCCGATCGGGTACAGAGGGCTCATAGAAGTGCTTGAAGGACTCTAGGGACTTAGGTGATAAGGCTTCCCACTTCGTAACCTCTGATTTATATAGAAGGTCATGTATGGGCAAGAACATCACAATAACGTGTCCTACGTAGTTCTTCATCATCTCTACCATCTCAAATACATCTAGCTTACCTACAAGATGAGGGTACCAGGGTATCTCCAAGGTCTGGAAGATTTTCTTAGACTTTGCCATATGCATCATTTCGATCAGGGCAGAAGGGTCGGAAGCTTCTGGAGCTAGGCGATTCCTTATAAAAGGGTCTAGAAACTCCATAGAGACTTGGATGGAGGATCGTGGAACCTTTGATATCTCTGTGACCAGATCACTAGGAATGACCTTATTTGTACACACATTCACCGGAATCTTATACTCCAGGCATAGCTCTATCTTATCCCTACAATACTCCACAGGTTCAGAGAACATCACTGGCGTTAAGGTGTCAAGACCACTTAAGATCAAGTGTAACTCGTCAAAGGACAGCTTATCGGCGTTCCACACATAGGGAACGCCGTTCATGGATAACACCTGTATATCATGGCAGGTACAGAACTCTTTGTGTATTGGTTTACGTAGCTTGATAGCCTTTCTAACCACCGGAACTCTTAACATGGTTAATCCTTACCTCCTTGTGTATAAAAAGGGACGACACTTTTCAGTATCGCCCTTTTAAGTGACCATATTATTCGTATGATTTCTTCAGCACCATGATAAGACGCATACGAGTGATGCTCTCATTACCATAGTCCTTCCACTCAACGCTACGCTGGGATGCTAATGCTTTCAGCTCAGGCAACGTCATAGCCTTAAAGTCTGGTGCTCCAGCAGGGTTACTGCCACCAGCCTTAGGGGTGGATGATGTCTTATTGGCTTCGGGCTTAGCCGATTGCTGGGTTTTGTTAGCCGCTGGCTTATTGTCAGCAGGCTTTTTAGCCTGGCTAGAAGGCTTGTTGGCTGTAGTGGCTGGTGTAGCTGCCGTTTCCGTTTTAGGCTTGACCTTAGGTGGCGCTATGAATGCTCCCTCTGCTTTCTGCTTACATTGCGCCTTTACGTCACATTGCTTGCACTCAGGAACAGTATCGTCATGGGCGATACCAAAACATGAACTGGCTTTAAGAGCTTCCAGTAACTTCGATTCTACGTTAATCATGTACCCACATTCCCCTCTCTTTTCGTTGAGCTGTACTGATTAAACAAATCGAGAGAACACAACTGTTCTCCCGACTGTCCGTGTATGATTACTGTTCCAAGGCAACTCTAGCCTTCTCCCTAATCTCAGCCATAGCGGTGTCATACTGCTTAGTCGTAATTCCCAAAGCACGAATGATATGTTTCATGCGAACGGTGTTATCCTTAGGTATATTGGCTTTATGACCTTGGGACTTTATCATTTCCTTACGCTGGATGTCAGCCCATACCTCAAACAAAGTACGTTCACTAGGCTGGATGAGCTCCTCCAATAGGAGCCTAGATGTTTCACCGATCAGCATAGCCCTCAGGTTCGCTAATCCATCCTCTCTATACATACGCTCCACTGTATCTTCGGTATTCTTGTCCTCAATAAAGTGAGCGGCATCGTCAATGTCCATAGTAGACTTACGGCTCCTTGCACATTGCTTTACTCTGCGGAATAATGACTTACGGAAGATAGGGCCAAACTCATCCATGTCCTTTCCACGCTCTACACACCACTTTTGCCAGCAGTCGTATAGCTTAATCATACCTTCCTGACAAAGGTCATCATAGGATATAGACGAGTCCACTCTGGTATTCTCTATCTGCTGTCTAGCAGCAAACTTGATTAGGTTTTCAAACTGCGCTACCGCTTGCTCCCATGTAATCTTCAGCGCTATCTGCATTTACTGTCCCCCTCAGTAGTTGGATGCTGCCTGTGTCATAAAGCAGTCCATATTCTCAGATCCTTCTGTAAGGAGGGATGCCATTTTCAGACTCTTAGCCTTATCAAGCTTAAAGCCCTTACCGACAACCCACTCACTGCCAGTATTCTTTCTCCACCAACGCTGAGCCGACACCTTAGTCTCTCCAGTATCAGCATCTACAACGACCAGTACACGATACTTCTGTGTATTGGAGATAGGAATCTCACCGATCTCCATAAGAATCGTGTCCCTCAGCAAGCTGCTAACCTCTGTCTTAGTCTCTTTCATACTCACACTCTCCCCCATGCTCAGGTTACCAAAGCCAGTGGCGGAATACCAACATGCTCTTGGTTCTTTCATTTTGCCAGATTTTTCCTTCGTTGGCAACTCCCCCCTCTGTAGAGTGAGGTGGGCAGGTAAAGGTAGTTGAGTGTTCATGATTTCTACCTATTCGACTGGATTAGACGTGGTACGACAAAATTCGACGGCGTTCGACAACCACATACCCACTCACATAGGCTCCCCATCAATTGAGTAGTACTGGGGATTGTACACAGCTCTGCCAAGAGACTCCTCATGCAGGTACATACCATCATGTGTGAATCCCTTAAAGGTGCTCCTAGTAAACTGATCCTTAGGTATGTGACCTGACCCTTTGAACTGCCTACGTTGCTCATCCATGTGCTCCTTCATACCTTCCTTAGCATCCTCGTGCGCTTTTACAAACAGTAAGCTTAACAGAACACGCATCATAGAGACTTCCCCCTTTGGCAATAAAAAAGAGGATGACCCGAAAGTCATCCCCTTAAGTGCCATTGGTAGGATTACCGATTAGTCAGCCAGAGCCCCTACCGTCTTGAGAGCCATAATAGCCCGCATACGGTCAATCGGCTCGTTGCCGGACTTCTTAACGTTGAGCTTACGCTCGGTAATCATCTCAAACAGCTTGTCGGTAGTAAGATCACCGAACTTACCCTTCTTCTTGGAGTCGCCCTTAGGCTTGAACTGATCAGGGAAGAAGTGGCGGTGCATAGACTGTGCGATACGCATCCGGTGTATGGAAGCGTGGTACGTACCAGTCCATTCCAGCTTCAACCCCTTAGCGAAGTACTCCAGCGTAGGAGTGTCGATATCCTTGATGAACTCCTTAAGCTCATCTAGTGTCTCGAACTCTGGTAAGGCTTCGGCTAGCTCTTCCGGCGTAGCCTTGATTTCCTCTTCTCCTAGAGCAGAGTACTCGCCGCCTTTACCGCCGTTAGCAGCCCCAGCACCTTCATCGGTACCACCAGCCCCCTTATCGTCTCCACCGCCGTTAACATCTTTATCGCCCTCTGCGCCATCCCCACCGCCAGTACCAGTACCTCCCTCATCCAATGGGATAAGCTGTACTTGGTCAGCATACTTGCCGCCTTCGGATACGTCCTTGGTCGTTACTTTTGCTACCCCGAGAAGAGTGGCTACCTCTGCCAGCGTAGTCGCTACGCTCTCACCAATTTGATACCCTTGCTTTGCTACCGTCATTTAAATCACAGCTCCTTCGCATGTTTTAGTGGATGGGCGTTGTGCCCTCCGTCAACCTTGTTCTCATTTTTTCCCACTTGTGGGAGAAAATCAACCCCCACTGGAGTAAAAAGAGTACCTAGTCTACCAAACACGCAAGGACGGACTTTAACGGTAGTACATTGGACTAAGGGTTCTTGACACTCACTTGGAGTTGGAATGCCCGAATAACGTCACCTTTACTTACATGTTCAATGAAGTCATCCAAAATACACACAACGCGTGTATCATGCCCTACTTTGGTGATGATGAAATAGTTGAATCTAGGGTCAATCCAACCCTTAGCCTCCATAATAAGACGGAAGTCGTAGGCACTTATCATCAGATAGTCTGGTGCGAAGTTTTTACTAAAGATTAGCAGCTCCCTCATACCAGTGCGCTGTGCGTCCCCTTGTACTTGCTTCCAGTACTTTTCTATCTCTCCAGTACCCTTCAGTAGGTGATCGAACTCCCACTCTTCACGCTTCTTAAGCTCAGTGACCCAAGGGTAAATAGAAGTAGGGGGAGTTACAATATCTCCTGCCACACGGTTATCCTCTGCCCAGTGAAGCCCTCCAGACATTGGAGTCCTATGGAAGTCCTCACCCCACCAGGAACCTAGCTTCTTGGCTATCTTCCTCTCATATTCTGATCCCTTGTGCTTGCTATTAATTCTAGGCTTTTTGTCTGCCATATCAATGACCTCTTTTCATGTGTTGAGTGTAATATTAGACATAGGATGACTGACCCATGATGATCTTATATAACTATCCTCAACAATGAAAATAGGGAGCCCTAGTAGGCTCCCCAAATGCTTATGACGTATTACTTCTTCGGTTCGGCACCTACAGCAGGAATCTGGATCATAGTAGACCCATTACCCTGTACAAGAGTATCCGGCAGGTTAACCTTACCACTAGCCAGTGCGTCGATCCATGCTTTCTCATTCTGAACCTTCATAAGCTCAATCTGAGTCTGCATAGTAGCCTGACGTGCCGTGGCGCTAGCCGCTTCCTGAGTGGCTACCTTAACCTCGTTCTCAGCCTTCTCTAGCTCCCGCTTATTGGTTTCAGCCTGTGCCGCAGTAGTCTCAGCTTCAATAAACTTCTTATTGATAGCTTCCTGAATCTCTGCTTGCAGGTACTTCATGTCCCCAATGTAGCCGATGTTCGACAAGGTGATACCCTTAGCCTTGAAGTAAGGCTCCACCTGCTTACGCACATGGTCGATTACGGAGGTTTTATCCGCACGAATATCAGCAATAGTCATGGTGGAGTATTTCTCCAACAGTACAGAGCCGATCTTATTTCGTACCTCCGAGTCAGTAACCTCTGCTAGAGGTTTGCCCGCATATTGGTACAGGAAGGTAGCTGTATCCTCTTCAAGGATTTGAGCCGTAGCGGACATACCTTGATTGAACTTTACGGAGTCCTTAGACTCACCGATAAAAGCACCCTCACTAGCCCATTCGCGGGTAGCTGGAGCACGATCTACCACGATTACACGAACCGTATCCATCCACTCACCAGACCACCCACGGCGACCAGTTTGTACCCATTTATGCGGTACCTCGATCCGCTTAGTGGCTACCTGAGCTGCTTTAAGGAAGTCTACAGACTCAAACTGCGCTTGGTCTGATGTAGCTCCCTCCAGTGGCACTACAAACGCCGTCTGGTTAGCTTCAATGGTTACGAACTCCGGTGTGTTGTAAGGCTTACGGCAACCTGCCAGCACCACTACCACCAGTGTTAGCATCATCAACGTTAGTACGAGTTTCAATTTCCTGTTCTTCATAGCTTACTCGACCCCTCTGTTCTGTTTATTGTATTTGTAGAGCTGTTTGAAGTAGCCCAAGAAGAGGGCTACGAACGTCACCACATACAATACCCAGAACCATCTGAATAGGTCTTGTGTGCCTTTGAACTGGGCGTATGCTGCATCGCTATCCTGCAATTGTGATACTGCGGAGTCAGCTACGACCATAGGCGCTATTCTGTTGTTGATGTAGCTGAGGATACCGCAGATAACAAAGAGCAGGATAATCCTGATGTACGGAAATTTAGGCTTCCGTACTGTTGTCTGCGTCAATTGGTACACCCCCTTCTACTACTTCGGCAGTAGCTTCGGCTGTGTCTTCCTCTTTTTCTTTTTGTGCTTCCGGCTCTGGAGGTCTGCCGTACATCAGCTCTACAAAAGGCAACGATAGCTCATTGAGCTTCTCATCTGTAGCCAGTCCCAAGTCCTTGACAAGGGATAGCAGAGTGTTTGTGGTGATATACAGCATACGAAGCTTCTCGTCCTGTTGGGCGGTAGCGCCTTTTACCAAGTCGAATGCTTCCTTACGTGTAATCATGCCACTCCAGTAAGCATGCTCCTGCTTACGAGCCTTCTCCATCTGCTTGGCAGTAGGTTGGTGTACTCCACCTGCTTCTGCTACAGCAGCGTTAACTGCTGCTTGCTTGCCGCTTTCAGCAGGTAAGGTGCCTAGCACCTCAGCGGAAACCTTAGGTTTGTTAGCGTTACGCTTAGCCATTTACAGGCACCTCCGTCTCCGCTACACCGTTAGCCACTTGGCTATTGCCTGAGCTACCGAAACCGCTTACCCCACGAACCGTCTCAGACAGGTCGCTAGGGGAATCCACTGGTGTCAGTACCGCCTTGATACGCGGCAGGATAACCATTTGGAACAGGTATTCTCCCCGCTTAACTGTTACAGGCGCTTCGCCTACGTTGGTGACCACTGTGCGTATATTGCCACGATAGTCAGGGTCGATAGTGCGACACAACAGGTCTAGCAACAGCTTAGAGGTGCTGCTACGGGAGTCCAGAAAACCTAATACGGTTTCAGGCATTTCCACATAGATGCCAGTCTTAAGCATAATGCGCTGACCAGGCTGGATGGTTACCTCCGCTACCTCAGGGTCGTAGAACGGAATGTCCAGACCAGCGGCATGAGGATTTGCATAGAAGAGTCTCGGAGTTACTACATCCGGCTCTACTTTCAGCTCATCCGTAACCACGGTAGCATCTTCCTTAATTGCTTTCTCCCACTCGGAGTGGTACTTAATTGGTACTTGCCACATGTGCTCTCCTCCTTCAGCGATTTCAGACTAACAAAAGCCGACACAGGGAAAATCGTCTCCCTCCGTAAATCTCATGTCCATCCCTTAAGCCTAGCCTTAACACCGAACATTTCATTGTACTTGATAGAATTTGTGAGACACTCTAAAACTCCCTTACGTCCAAGACTGTTAGGGTCTGCATCCTTCGGTAGCTTAGCTATCCAAACCTCATCATAATGCTTGTATAATCTGTCTGCTGTGGATATGGCGTTCTTCAAGGCATCCCCATCTAACATAACAGTAACAGCATCTATCTTATCCTTGTTAACGACTAGCTTCATAAACTGGGCATCAGACATATGCTTACCATGTAGACAGCATCCTACATCACCAATGGTATATTGATCCATCTTACCCTCACATACGACTGCCATACGCTCCTGCAACACAAAGTCTATGTTGCCTACTATGTCCGACTTATCGAGCGCCCTTACTCCACTAGCTATCTGTTCTTCATCCAATGAAGGATTCATAACCTTACGGTAAAATTTCTTACGTATGATGTCCTTTGGAGCTGGTAGCCAAGTCCTGGCTTGCCAGTACACTAGCTCACCCTGCTCAAAGTCGGGCATTATGATACGGTTGGCATAGTCCCCTTCTGCACAGTATCCGATATAGTACCTCTCAGCCATTTTAGGGGTTATGCCACGACTGCGTAGGTAGTTTGTGGCTGTCTGTCCTGCCTTACCTTTTGCTTCCTCTATTAGGATGAATTCATCAGGGAGAGGATATATATGCTTTGGGGTTTCTATAACCGATGGTACATTAAGCAGTCGGTTATATATCTCCTGCTGTATATCATCAGGGAGCATTATCTCATATCCAGCATAGTCCCTGTAAACAGCAAGAGCATCATTCCATGGTATCTGGGCATAATCCGCTATGAATGTGATCAGACTGCCAGTGGTTTCACAGTTATGGCAATAAAACACTTGCCTGTCCATATGCACGAACAGCCTATCCTTGTGGTCATGACAGAATGGGCACTTGTAGCTGTATTGAAGTCCTCGGCTAGTGTTGTGTGGGGTGCCGCCACCCAATGCAGAGTCTAGATAGTCTACTATCATATTGCCACCTCCATAAAAAGACCTTCCGACTATAATAAAATCGGAAGGTCTGTGAATCTGCTCTTACGTATGAGTTCTCTTGCCTTCGCCGTCAATGCCGTCATAGGGATGCCTAGGCATCCAACCTATAGGCTGTGAGCTACCTATCTCATATACTCCATGGCCATTCCCACCTATGGCTGTCATGACCAGTGCAAAGCAGGTATCTATACGCTCTTCCGTGGAACCGGATACTTCTGTGTACCTGATGTTGTTGAGGTGTAGGAATCCTGTAACAGCCCTGTAGATTTCCATCTGGTCATCAACTGTCTCATTCCTAACCCCATCCTGCACAATGTCACCTGTAGGGGGGAATACTATGATCATGTTGAACCAGTTAGTCTTCTTTAGAGCCTTCATATAGAGCTCCTCTAGGAACTTATACTCGGCTCTGTTAGGCAACCGTGGCTTCTCATGCTTACCCCTATCCTCTCGGGCAATCTTGGCATCTAACATACGCTTGCCGAAGACGTAAGAAGACATAGCAGGAGTGTCGGATAGCATGATGGTATTTGTCTCAGCCACAGCTATGTCCCTGCTGTTCTGATTCTCATATATGGTGAGCTGTTCATGGAGGTCTACAGGCACTCCATAGGTGCTGATATAGTGGCGGGCATACTCCTTGCTCGTCTCGGCATTGTACCTAGCCTGTTTGAGCTTAGACTCCAGTCCGGTACACACTGTTGTCTTGTAGCTACTAGGGGCACCACAAATATTAAGCTTCAGCTTACTCATGTACGATACCACACCTTTCCATCATCATGTTATACTTGTCCTGGGTAGAGTGACCATCCCAATTAGGCTTTATCTCAGGCAATCTACCCATGTCAAAGTCATCCGGCACATGATAGGTGATCCTACCATCGAACAGTGAGATAACCCGCTTCCAGCCATCCCAGTTATTGTCGGTATCATAGTACCATCCACAAGGTAGATTATCAGGGTCTTTAGCGGTAGGGCTTCCAGCCACTTTCAGGTATCCATTGAACTCCCTCCATGCCTTATTTGCATACATTGCTGTATACAAAGCCAGCATGTTTCTCTCCCAGTATGCTCCATCCTTTTGCTCTTCTAGGGAGAGCTCAGGACTCCATACGTAAGCTTTCATTTTGTACTTAGGGGCGAACATCACGGTATTGAATCTGTGGTCAGGGAATTCCTCTAAGATTACCTTGGAAGACCACCCTCCTACTTCCACCCTCATCACCGTGTAAGTTTCCATTGGAATTAAGCCAGCTTGCACAGCTTGTACAGGCTCGAAGTCATGCCCCTGAGAGTTAGTAAATACTACCTTTGTCCCCTGAGGGGAGTAAATGTCCATAGACTCTATCATTCCTCATCCTCCTCTATTTTACATACAATCCTCATGGCACTATCAGACCGTCCTTAACGCATATACCTTCCAACTGTCCAGTGCTGACGTATTCAGCGCCCTTACTTTTGCACTCAGATACGTCATGCTGCACTGAACATCTAGCCAGCATCAACACTAATACCAACAGCCCAATTAGGACTAATATGGGGAAGCCATTTTGCTTCATGCCATATCCTCCTCGATAGCTGTCTTACCAGCAGACTTAATCATGCGCACCGACTTACTGAATAGCTGCTTAAGGGAGTCATTATGGGTAATGACCATGATAGTACCACACTGGCTAGCCTTCTCTTTAAGGAGCTGGATAACGTTCTCACAGCCTATACCATCCAGACCCTCAAAGCACTCGTCATAGACGATCAGGTCTAGCTTCTTGCTAGTACGAGACAGTACCAAGTCCTGTAGTGCCATGTTAATGGCTATATCCACACGGCGCTTCTCTCCACCGGAGTTACCGTCATAGCCTTCATCACCATTTTTGTTATCAACGTCTACCTTGAACTTATCCTTCTTCTGTCCCTTATTGGCGCCGGACTTAACTTCCTGCTGGGTATTGAAGGTAACCTCAATGGAGTTTCCTGCCAGCTTGGTTAGGTAGTAGTTGCATCGTTCATTCAGGAATGGGGTAACGGAATCAAGCAATACGCTTTTGATACCCTGGTTACCATAGGCTTCCACCCAGAACTTGTATTTATCGCGCTCTACTTCCTTCTCAGCTACTTCCTTCTCATGAATCTCTATGCAACCGTCGATGTTCTTAATCTTGAATAGAGTGTCCTCAATAACACTGGTGTACGTAGTGTTCATAAGGTCAATCTGCTCTTGAATAAGCTTGTGGGTACGGTTGATGGAGTCATCCAGTGACTTACGCTTGTTCTGTATCTGCTTTATCTCACTGTTGATCTGTAAGATATTCCAGTTTATATCCTGTAGATCATTCTCAGCCTTAGGCTTACCTTCCAACCGCTTGTTAGACTTCTCAATGAGTCCTTCCAACGTCCCTATCTCTTGACGCTGAGACTCCAGCTCCGTTTTAGATTTTGCGATAGCATCTTCTAGGTGCTTTTCTATGTGGGAGGTGTCGTCCAAAGGCAAAGCCTGACCGCAGGTTTCGCACGATTTAGGGATATTCTTGCCGTTACGGATGTCGTGTAGCTTTTGTGTATCTGTTTCTGCCTTCCGTTTCAGCCGCATACCCTCATTCATAGCAGACTTCTGTAAACCCACTAGCTCATTCCTTTGATCCTCAAACTCCTTAAAGGAGTCTACACGTTCCTTGGCCTTAGGTACTAGCCGCTCAAGAGTAGCCCTCTCGCTTACCAGGTCATCAGGGTGCTCCAGAGCGTCTATCTCAGTTTGGTAGCCATCTAACTCGGCTTCCAGTTCCGTTATACGGGCTGATGTCTTCTCCCCTAGCTCAGCTTCCTTAGCCTGAAGTTCCTCTACCTGCTGCTCCCAGTTAGCTTTGATACCCCTGTCCTTGTTTAGATCAGATTCCAGACCATTGATCTCGGTATTAAGACCGTCTACCTTCTCTTTAGCCTTCTCCTGTGCCAGACGGAAGATATCAATCTGTAGCATCTGCTCCAGTATCTTCTTCTGCTCAGCGTCCGTAGTAGATGCGAACAGCTTAGTGATACCCTGACCAAACATAACAGAGTTGGTAAACGTCAGATAGTCCATGCCTATAATCTCTTCTATCATGGCTGTAGTGTCCGTGTCTGATTTACCAGTTATGTTCTCTTCATTACGGAACAGTAGAACATGGTTGCCATGCTGGGCATGCTTACGATGCCTTGTGATCTCATATACATCACCAGTCACATCATCAATGAGCTGTATGCAGACCCTCGCGTTCTTACCAACCTTACGATTGATAACACTGTCAGCCTTCAGTCCACGTATTGTCTGTCCAAAGAAGCCCCATGTAAGAGTCTCTGAGAAGAACGTAGACTTACCTGACCCATTACTTTCAAATGTATCCTCATCTTGGTTGTCGCCCGTAATAAGCACAAGACCCTTATCGTTTAGGGTAGTTGTGGCTTGGGCAATGGACATAAAGTTCTCGGCGGCTAATAAACCTACCTTAAGTGCCATAAAATCACCCCTCGGTAAAAAGAAAACGTGAGAGTCAGAATTGACCCCCACGTTGTGTAACCTACTTGAGCATTCCCCAGCTTCGGTAGGTATCTATATAGGTATTAATATTGTACAGTGTCTTCTCGGACGTATCCTTCATTATGGCATGATACATAAGTTCCTCGGGGAACTTAGGGGCGACGGTAGCCCATGTCCTTCGCCTATGACTGAGCTCCTTGGCCATAGCCGACCTTAGAAGGTCTAGCTGTAGCGGAGTGAGCTCAACGGTGATAGATTCCTTATTTTGAGAGACAAGTTTCATGGTAACCCCTCCTTTGATAACAAAATCAAGCAGGGGAGGCACTATGTCTAATGCTTACCCCTAGGCTGAGGTATGGAGAGCTTCTTAAGCTCGCTTAAGGGTACGTCCTCGAACCATATTTTATTAGCTTGACGTACATAGTACTCGTTGGTGTTAGCCCACCCACAGTATCCTGTACACCTCCACTTGTCCTCACCGAAAGGCTTCCTGTAGATAGACCATTCCCCGCACCATGGACACCATAGCACCCGCTCATTCTTTTCTAGCTTCCAGCTAGGAGGTTCTTCCTTAGGTCGGTTGAATACCATCCAACCCCCACTCTTGATATGACCCGCCTTGGACAACATGGTGATTGGCTTACGTTGGATCTTTATCGGTGTTCTCACTACTGATGACATCCTTAGACACCTCCAATGACTTAGCAAACCTGCCGTCCCTATCCCAGGTGATAGTACTTAACACCAGTCCTCTTAGGAATTGCTGCTCTGTGAAGACATACATATGCAGGTCTGGATTCTTACGGTCAAATCCATCCGGGTCTAGAACTGTTACATTCCAGTCATTAGACCACTCCGTTATAGTTCTCAGGGAAAGATACTCAGTCCCCTTAGCGTTAGGGTCTTCCATGACGTAGACTCCATACAGGAGAGCTACCTCACAGGTATCACAGGTGTAGTGGTCGGAATGGATTTTCTCCATTCCACCATTACAATTAGGACAATTCCCATTGGCTCCCATTACATCACACTCCTGATAAGCTCCAGTCCTACTTCCTTGGCTTCTGGGTTATTCTCGTCAGCATACTTGCTTACGATCTCCTCAAAGCCCATACCGATTTTTACATCGCTCCGCTCTTGCTCTACATACTCTCTGCGGAGCTCTACTTTGTAGAGAAGGTTAGCAGGGATTAAACCCTGTTGATACGCCTCCAACTGCTCTGGAGTGACCACGAATCGTACGTAGTCCCCATTGGCGGCTAACTCCCTTAGGAGTTCATCATGAACCGCTGTAGGATGTCCAGTAATAGTGTGAAACTTGGGACTGGGGATTGGCACGAAGTCGATATCATACCTCTTGCTCGTATCCACAACCCAAAAGCCCTTATCTTCACCCTCGTCCCCAAAGCTATGCTCCAGTGGAGCACCGCAATAGAAGACATGCTCATATCCTCCTATCTTTTGAGCCTTATGAAAGTGCCCACCGATTATATACTTGAATATATCCGGTCTTAAGTCCTCCACATCAAAGGCGTCTGCCATAGGGTAGTTACCACTTCCGACGAACGCCCCCGAAACACCTAGATGGAATAATAAAATCTGCGGGATGTCTTTTTTCTCCACCCCTGCAATGAAGTCCTTAACCAACTGAGCATTCTTGCTATAAGGGGCTAGAACTAACTCCACCAAGCCATTTTCACCACTGATCATATGGGTGCCGACGGTGTCATACACCCAGACGTCCTTTAGCTTCTTAAAGGCGTGTATGGAGTTCTCCGGCACATCAGAGTTATCATACTGGTCATGGTTGCCAGCAATCATGATGACCTCAATACCATCACCATAGAACTTCTCTATCTCGTCGTAGATAGCATTGAAGACCACCGTATCAACCCTACCGCGAACGTGATACAAGTCCCCAGAGAATAGGAAGTAGTTAATACCGTTCTCCTTACACCACGTTCTAATGTAGGAAAGGCTTGCCACGATGTGGTCAAGCCGTGTAGAGCCAGTAATATCGGACTTGTCATTAAACTCCTTGTAGATGTGACCGTGAAGGTCTGCGGATGCTGCTAACCTCATTTATACCCCTCCTAAGTTTTCGTTCTGTCTCCCTCTTGCACTTAATAAAAGAAACGATCCCCTCACCAATAGTCTCCTGCATGCGCATTACAAGACTCAGCCTAGTGTTCTGGAGTACGAAGTACTCCATGAAGCCACCAACATTCACTATACCAGTGATACTGGCGTGACCCCATTCCCCTAAATCCTTGTTTACGCCAGCCCCAGGCTTTAAAGGCTTATCAGACATGCTAATGTATCCCACAGAGGACACCTGCCCAAGACAAGCATCAATGGCTATGACGAACTTATTCTTAGGTATTTTGGTTTCTGATAGGTTCATACCGTGGACAGGATTATCCAGATTTCCTAGGTGACTAATACGCTTCTTGCTAAGGTAGGAACCTACCAGTGGCCCAAGTGAGTCACCAGTAGACCTATCAGTACCAATACAAAGGAACAGTATATCCTTTACTAACACGTTGGGAGGTACAATGTCGTGTAGAGCCTTGTATACTTGGTGAGATTCGTCCATTCCTTTATAGTATTTCATAACAATCACCCTTTCTTAGGCTTGAGCACCTTAGCCAGCTCTGAGCCCACCATATGGATTTCCCATTCTAACTTAGCATGACCCTTTTTCATTCCCTTTGCTATTGCTTTGTGGATGTCATCTGCCGTACATACACGACCTTTGACTGTTCTATATTCAAAGCTAGACAGTACTTCGTCCATCGACAATGATCCCCGTATCGCCGCCCATGCCATCTGTGAGGTTGAGTTGTATCTTGGCATCTTGTTCAGCCCTCCTAACCTTTTCATCCTCTACGTCAACAATGTACCCGCAATCGTCAGAGTACCAGAGCATGGTCTCATTCGGTAGGACACCATACCATGGGTACCCTGAGCACACTCTAGGTCGGGTTTCATGCACCGTACACAGCCCTTTCTCCTTGTCTAGCCTATCGCAGGTGTAGAAGTACATATCCTTGTAAGGATCTTCTGGCTTACCTGGCCAGTTCTGTCTAGCCCATTCTTCATTCGACTCAATCTTAGGATTGATAGCGAATGCTTCTTCCTTGGTGATAGGTGTCCAGTTTTCATGGACAAATTTAGCATCACCACCATATTTAGCTGATTCTGCTATGCGTTCCGGACTCATGGGGATATGTATCGCTTCGCAGCATTTCCCGCACATACCACACTTGCCACGTAGATTGGACATTATTTCCTCTATGCGATCCACTATTCTTTACCTCCTTTGATTACCCCAAATGGGTGCTTAGTGGGGCGTATCCAGCGTCGTCTTCGGTGACCGTATTTGCCAACCCCTACCCACCACAGCTCAAGCTCCAATGGAATCAAGGATTCCATCACAGTTATACGTTCGATGAGGAAGCCCATACCATCAGGCTCCTCACCTTTGTAGTCTAGGTAGACTGGTACTCTCATGCCTTTTCTCAGCATGATATCCCTCCTACAACAGATCGAACACTATAGCCCGCATTTGTCTGTCCATACGGTCGAAGTGAACATCGTTCATAAATGAACCACAGGTATCAGTGGTGATCTTTATGATACCCTTCATGTGAGTCAGAACAAACTCGTTAGTATTTACATACAACTGCAAGTTTATGGGGCGACCAGATTCGTGCATAAGAGAGTACCAAGACTTATCAGCACTATGAGCTAGAGTAGTCCAACCCCTGCTTTTAGCCTTTTCCAGTATCTCTTCTGGAGTAAACTCATTGTTAGCCATCACGTACCTCCTGTTGGTAAAGGCTCCCTAGAGTCGAAGCCCTTCCTCTTAAGCTTCTTAGCCAGACGCTCCATGCGCTCTTTCCACTTAGCAGCTAGCTTTCGTTGATAAGGCTTCATATAACCCCTCCTAGAACTCCAAGTCCACTTCTGAGTATAAGGATAGCTGCTCCAGCTCTTTTAAGCGTCTGTTTACGTTGCGTAGTTCAGTCACCAGAGCAGATACATCCTTACCTTCTTTACTACGAGCTATCTCGCCGGATAGTTCAGTCTTACGCATGGTGGACTTATTGTAAAGCTCTAGGATTTGCCACAATTTGTATACTTTGCCCACAGTGGTGACCTCCTATAATTCTACTAAGGGAGCTTCCTCGCATTCATATCCTAGGTCTTCTATGATCTGACGCAGGATGGACAGGTGACAGATATCCCTTTTCAGTGGATGACAATAGCATGCGATTGCCACCGTCTTGCCATCCTTGAGATACCTCAGCAAGCGCACAAATGCTTCCTTTGAATCCTCCCTAACCTCCCACTCATCTAACAGAGACTCTGTGTAACGTTCGAACCATCCACCTAGTTTACCTTTCTCTCTGTTGTGCATTTTGGTGAACGTCACTAAGTCCCTACTAGGAGCTAATCCTGGCTCATGTATCCACCAGCGGAAGTATGTCTCACCCTTTGGCTTCCCTACAGCAAATAGCTGTACGTCTACCTGCTCCATCACAGTGCGGTTATGGATACAGCAGAGTATAACTCTCCCCTTCTTCTCCACCTCGCCTAATTTAATCGGGGTTCGCTTGAATTGTCTCGGTAAGTCCCTATTACACCTAAGACAACGATGTAGCCACCCCGCTGAGAATACCTCTACGAAGTGGCCACGATCAGCGCAATAGGGGCAATTGATCTTAATCTGCATTGCCCTCAGCTCCTATTGAAATTGTTGTCTATGTGCCATACATGCACATGATGTTCCTTAAGGTACTCTATTCCCTCTGTGAGCCTATATTCCTGGTAGTACTCAACCGTCTCTACTTCGGCTTCTACTAGAGCCTTAGCACAGTTGATACATGGGGACAAGGACAGCACCACGTACCTAGGATTGGACATCTTCCTTAGCAGGGCTATCTCAGCGTGGATGCAACCGCACTTACCACGTTCACCAGTACACTCTGTTTCATTATAATTGCTGGCTGTCGCTATGAAGCCTTGGTGATCCATCCCTACCGCCATCACTAGCATCTGTTTGCACAGGCTCACGTCTTTCCCACCTCTCGCATATAAATATTGGATTCTCCATAATGGTATGCTTACCAGATACTCTCTGTTCCCCCATTATGTGCAGGTCATATAGGAGGAATACGATTCCATCCTCACGTTCTACAATGACTTCGGTCAGAATCTCCGGTACATGGGCAGTATTGAACGCCAGCATCCTATACCCCTCTACACGAATCCTTAGCTTAGGTTCCATCTCTTCCGGTGTAGGAGGAGTACCCATCCAGTAGGATATATAGGTCATGTATTCCTCTATGAGACCCTCCTGAACCCTGATGTCTATACCCTCGGCTGTGATCTTGTTAAACTTGTGTTTATTCACTCTTCACGTACACCTCCCACATTAAGACCACAAAAACGTGGTATGGAATCATGGGCTCAAGTCCGCACTCTTTCCTATACCATTCCCATTGGGTGTCCATAACCACCTTCTGATCCTCGGTCATACGTTTGTGTCTGTCCAAGAACCTGTTGGTAAGGTCATCCTTCATATCGTCAGGTATTTTAGCATAAAACATGAGCCCATCCCTCCTTAGTATAACTCGGCTATTAGCCTTCCTACTTGAGTCACAGCTTCCGGATACAGTATGTTATATACTGGAACCTTGAGAGCTTCAGCCACTCGTATACCTTGACCAGTGCCGCCTAGATCAAATAGATTGTGTGGACAAGCTATCACAAAGTCTACTGGTTCTGGATCAGCCACTATGCCATAGTTGCGAGCATGTAAGCTCTTAGCTCCGTCAGATAGTGCTCTGTAGTTAGGGTGATACCATTCAACACTTTTTGTCCACTGAGGGTGTATCTTCTTGTTGTAGGTGGTCACATGAGCCTTCTCAGGTATCAATTTCTGGTTAAAGCCCTTCCAGGGTAGGAATAGGTGGAGCTTGGATGGGTCTCCCTTAGAAGACCCATACATAGCTGCCTGATCACACCCATAAGCCGCTCCGGTAGAAACCTCTACACCCAAACAAGTTAGTTCCTCAGCCCATAGGCTCATTAACTCATAATGGGTCGGGGATGGACGACGAGTACCAATTATAGCAACCCTACGCCGCATCGTTGTAGATAGCCGTCATTGTGGCTGTTGGGTAATCTATGTCACCATCTAAGGTAATACTAGCTTCCCCATCCCTGTGCTTGGCTATATGCCACCTCATGACACCATCACGTTTTTCCTCCACAGTCTGACACAGAGCGCACATGAAGTCGGCAATGTTAGCCTTGTTAAAGGCTTCCGCAAGGTCACCGATTGTGATAACCTTCTTATCCAAGGCACCTCTGTTAGCCTGTGATGCTGTCCAGACTGGGCAAGAGTACTCATCACCCAAGTCACGCAGGTCAAGGTACACAGACTCCAGCTCGAAACGCTTATCAGCATATGTGCGTCTGGATTGAATGAGATCACCATAGTCAACGATGATAAGATCAGGCTTAAAGCCTTTCTCCATCCACAAGCGAGTAAGGTGAGAACGGATAGTATCGACAGTGCAATCGCCTGTCTTGTACTTCTTGATAATGAGCTTACCTTTGTTGTGCTTCTGAATATTCATCAGAGCGGTAAGAACCTTCTCAGAGTTATCCCTCATGTAGTTGAAGTCTTTCTTAGTCATACGTTGGTCATAACGTTTCGATACCTGCTTCTCAGGCATTTCGAGCGTGTAGTGAACAACATTGAAGCCATCTAACACGGCTCCTGCACCTATGTTGATCAGTGCAAATGACTTACCACGGTTTGGAGGGGCTATAATGACTCCAAGCTCACCATCACCTAGACCACCCTTGAGAACCTTATCAAGCCCGCTGAGTCCAGTTGGCACACGACGAATACCATCAGTGCCAGTGGCATACAGTTTCATACGCTCCTCTGCTTCTGCAAAGTAGTCTGTACCTAAGTCTGATAAGTCGTCACCGACTCTAAGGGCTTTACCAACCCTCTCGTTGATAGATGCAAAGTCACCCCTCTCTAAGTCATCCACAGACTCCAAGATAGCGTGACGCATAGCGGCATCTTTACCAAACTGTACCACAGAGTCCTTGATATACTCAGCGTCGGACAGGTCAGCGTCCAGAATATCAGCAATACAATCTTCGTATTGGTGGCGTATATCTTTCTTCTTCTTGTTGGGGTCTACCAGCTTCCGCATCTCTTCCCAGAGTACTTCCATGGTAGGAGCATTTACAGGTGTCTTCTTAAGCGAAGCCCTCTTTAGCTCATCCTCATAGTAGTCAATGAGGATGCGTGCCATGTCAATATGGACTTCCTTACGAAAGTACTTAGGCTGCAATACGTCCTTGTAGGCTGCAAAAAACGTCTTATCCCTCGCCATCATGGACAGTATCTTCATCTGGAATCCATCAGCAAACTGATACACATCAGACATAGTTGTGCCACCTCCTTTTCACCGCTAAATAAACCGAGTGAGGCGGGAATCCTCTCCTCAGTATTATAATTCCATATTCTCTGGAATGTTAAAGTGCTTCTCAGTCGCCAGTACAGTTTCCTTAATCACATCCCGAAGGGACGGAGACTTACTAATTCGTAGGAATTCGTTCCGGTACTCTTCTGCCTTAGGTGTCTCTGCTGATACCTCCTGTAGGATCTTGTCGAACCAAGGTACTGACCACAGGTAGTAGGGGGAGAGTTCCTGCCATGACTGATAGATTCTCAGGGCTTTGTACTGTTTCTTATCCTCGAAGTTACTGTTCTTTACGTAGAACGCTAAGGATTCCACAGACGAGACTATATCGTTGATTACCTGCGTCCGTAGCGTGGTGGTTTCCCTTCCTCTTTTCTTTTTGTCGGCGTTCGTATCATAACGGTGCTTCTTGTGTAGGTCACCAAAGTACCTAACGAAATGCTTGATCGCATCTACAGAGTACATCATGGAAGGCTGAGGATATGAGAACTTACCATTCTCCCAACGCTTAGCACGGTCGAACTGGGATTCTATATACAGCTTGGAGTCCCATTCCTTCATCCTGCATATCTCGTATACCCTCTCGAAGTGCTTCCAGTTTCTATGACGAGTAGGATCGTTCTGTGACAGAGAGTAGTATCCACCCTTGCTGGTAGATCGAATCACCATCATGTCATAGTGTCTGGATATGTCTGTGATGTCATCTTCCTTAGTGTGTTCCTGCATTTCCTGTAGCTTGAGTTGCATCTTTATATCGAGTGGAAGCTTAATAGGTTGTCTATAGACCTTGATCGGCACCCTTTGCACCATC